GGTCTGGGAGATCGCGCACCGGAAGTCCGAGACCGGGCATAGCACGCAAAAGCCCACCGAGTGCATGCGCCGCCCGATCGAAAACAACAGCGCTGCGGGCGACGCCGTCTACGACCCGTTCGTCGGCTCCGGCACCACCATCATTGCCGCCGAAATGACCGGCAGAGCGTGCCATGCGATGGAGATCACGCCGGCCTATGTCGATGTCGCGGTGGGACGCTGGCAGAAATTCACCGGCAAGAAAGCGAAGCTCGAGGCAACCGGCCAGAGCTTCGCCCAGATCGCCGCGCGCCGGCGGCGGATGGCGAGGGCGGACGTGCAGCCCGCCCTCGCCCCCGCCGCCGCTGAGCCTTAGCGGACCGCCTCAACGATCGCCTGCGCGACCGTGGCGTAGTCCTCGGCGACCGCGAAGCCGCCGCCGTCGGTGAAGGTGATCCGGGTGCCCTGCCGGGCGTTCCGGCGCGAATAGAAGCAGCGGATCGCCGCGATGTTGATCGTCACCGGCGTGGCGACAAGCGGCTCGCCCGGTTCGTCGGTGTCGGCGTGGCGGTCGGAAACGATCTTGGAAAGCTGTAGCATAGGCATGGGTTTTACTCCTGTAGCCAGCGTGATTTCTAGCCCGGTCGCTGGCATGGCCGGCACGGGCAATGATGCCCGATCCCGTCAGTGGATGAAGAGCTTCAGCAGGATGGCCAGCACCAATGGATACAACGTGCCGACCATCCATTTCAGCACGGCGAGATCGCGCTTGACCGAGATCACGTCGCTCATGCCGCCGCCCCTCCCGCCAGCGTCGGCCGGCCGTTCCGGCGATACCGCTGCCGCTCCCGGAACGTCGGCGCCTTGTCGTCCCAGGACTCCTCGAGCGCCTCGCGCAGTAGCTTGTGTGCCGCCCGCGGCATGCGGAAGTCCCGATAGCCCCGCTTGATGACGTCGTAATAGGACTCGCTCGGCGGCATGATCCCGGTGGAATTCATCGTGTAGATCAGCAGCTCGGTCTCGCCCTGCGGCGTCCGCTTGATCGGAATATAGGTCTTGGCATACATCCCGCTGCCGATGCCCTCATAGGCGTCAAGCGCGTGCTCGCACCGTGGCGTGATGCGCCAGACCCCGCCGTAGCAGACCGCGCCGGGCTCCGGAATGCAGTCAGCGACCCCGCGGAATACCAGCCGCCAGTCGGCCAGCCGCCACCGCCCCAGCGGTACCGCCGCCGGGCAGCGCCGCGCCATCTGCGCAAGATTCAAGTTACTGCCATAGGCGAACATGACGGTCATCGATCGTCTCCGTAGCCCGACATCCCCAGCGCCAAGGCGGCGCAAGCCAGTCCAATGTAGCGGGGCACCGGATGGCCCCCGGTTTCCCAGCCCGCCCAGGCGCCGCGCGAGCAGCCCAGCGCCTTGCAGGCATCGCGTTGCGAGTAGCCCATGCGGGTGCGCCACGCCTCAAGCGTGGCCCCGGTCAACGGCGAGCCGGTCTTCGGCTCGGTCGTGGTGCATCCATTCATGCCAGTCTCCCTGCTGTTGTGGCCCAGATACGGGCCGTCGTGGAAAGGAAGCCGGGCGGCGTCATGCCGCCCATGCCGTGGGGCCGCTGAGGTCTTGCGCCCGGCCCCGGAAGTAAGCCCGCTCGCCATCCGCGCATTCCGCCCAATCGAGCAGCCCGTCCAAAGTGGCCGGCGTGGCTTGCGTGGAAGCCTGCGCGGCTTGCGCGAAATACCGGACCTCGCGGCCCGTCCGTTGCGTTGTGAAGCCGATCCCGCATGCGCGCGCCTGCTGCGGCAAGGAGATCGAAGGCCAGCCCGTCGCGGCCATCGCCTCGGCCCCGGTGACGCCCTCGGGCCGCAGCATCATCTGGCCCACCTGCCAGCCCTTCGAGCCGGGCCGTGCCCGGTTCATCGGGACCGTCGTGGCGGAAACCTCGGTGGCGATCGTCTTGCCGGCCTGCGCGGCGGCGACCAAGCGCAGGCAAAGTTTTGTCCAGTTGACCGCCTTGCTGGCCTCCAGCGTGCCGCTGTGCTGGCGGAACTCGACGGTCTGATGCCGGCGATAGGCGATCAGGTTCAGCTTGTGGTAGCGCGCCTCGCCACCGTGCGAGGCCATCAGATTGATCAGGTAGTTCAAGCTGGTCGCCTGATCGATCGTGCCGGGCATCAGATGCGTCACCGAGCGGCAATACATGTTCGCGCTGGCGCGCCGAGAGGGGGGCATGAAGCCGTCGATGACCGGCTCAAAGTAGCCATAAGCCTTCAGGATCGCCTTGAAGAAATCCGTGCTCGCGGCGCCAACGCCAACGTGGATGTGCAGCCCGCAGCGGCGCGAAACAGTGCAGCCGTAGTCGGTGAGCGCATTCATCACCCGCCCGATCGCCTCGAGCCCGGCTTCGCCGGAAAGCACCGGCGAGACGATCTCGACGCCGCGGGAGTAATCGCCCAGGCTGCCGTCGGTGACGATCTTCCAATGCAGCTGCGTGATGTGGTTGTAATCCTGCTCATGGCAGGCGCCGGCGGCGCCAAGGCGGGAGGTGATCGCTGCGGCGAGATGCTGCCGGTTGCCGCCCTCGGGCAGGTAGCACTCAATCTCGATGCCGTAAGTGTTGGTGAACATCGTGGTTTCCCATCGGTCTGCGTTGCTCGATGGCCCATATATAGGCCACGCCAGACCGGGCGTCAAGCGTAAAACAGGCCAAAATCAGACCCCATGTGCAAATATGTGCCACTTACCATAGGCCGCCGATGCCGCCAGATATTCCGGAACCATCTAAGGCGCCGCGGAAGAAGCGCGCCCCGAAGCGCCGCCGCCGACGCATGGGCAGACCGCCCGTCAGGGTAAGCCCGGAGCAACGCGGCATGATCACGGTGCTGCGCGCCAACGGCGCCACGATCGAGACCATCTGCGGCGTCGTCGGTATCACCGACAAGACGCTGACCAAGCACTGCAGGAAAGAACTCGACGGCGCGCTCGACAACCTGCGCGCCCGCATGGGAGCCACGCTGGTGCGCACGGCGTTGAACGGCAACGTCAATGCCATGAAGTTCTGGCTCGCCACGCATGGCGGCCCCGAATGGCGCGTGCCGAAGGACCCCAACAGCGACGCCGCCGCGACCGCCGCGCTGCTGGGCGACGATGAGGCAGATCCCGTCACCTTCTACATGCCGAGCAACGGCCGCGACGAACCCGAGACCGACGACGGGCCGATTATCGACGGCGATGCCGAGGCAGCGTGATGACCCTCCTGCTCGGCCGTCCCGATCTCACGCCCGGCGGACACGCGATCATGCCGCAGCCCGGCCCCCAGGAAGCGTTCCTGACGACAGACAGCGATATCGCGATCTTCGGTGGCAGCGCCGGCAGCGGAAAGAGCTACGCGCTGCTGCTCGAGGCGATGCGCTACCCGGCGACGGTGCCGCATTTCGACAGCGTGGTGTTCCGCCGCAACACGACGGATATCCGCCGCCCTGGCGGCCTCTGGTCCGAGAGCATTAAACTCTATCCGTTCGCCCAGGGCGTGCCGGTCGCGCACAACCTGATCTGGCGGTGGCCCGCCGGCGGCAGCGTCCGGCTGGCGCACCTCGAGTACGAGACGACGGTACTTGAATGGCACGGCAGCCAGGTCCAGTGCCTCTGCTTCGATGAGCTGCAGAGCTTCACGCGTTATCAGTTCTTCTATCTGCTCAGCCGCAACCGGGGCATGACCGGCGTGCGGCCCTATATCCGGGCGTCGTGCAACGCCGATGCCGCCTCCTGGGTCGCGGAGTTCATCGCATGGTGGATCGACCAGGAGACCGGCTACGCGATCCCCGAGCGATCGGGCATCAAGCGCTGGTTCGTGCGCGGGCCGGATGACGGGCTGCTGTGGTTTGCCAGCAAGCGCGAGGCGATGCGGGAGACGGGCCAAGCGGCGGAGACGATCAAGTCGCTCACGTTCATCGCGGCGAAGCTCGCCGACAATCCGGCGTTGATGCGCAACGACCCGGCCTATCTCGGCAACCTGATGATGCTGCCTGCGGTGGAGCGCGAGCGGCTGCTGAACGGCAACTGGAAAATCCGTCCCTTGGCCGGGCTCTATTTCAACCGGGCGTGGTGCCAGATGGTGGACATAGCGCCGGCGCATCTGGCGATGGGACGGGGATGGGATCTCGCCGCCACGCCGGAAACGACCGAGACCGATCCCGATTGGACGACGTCGACCAAGATCGGCCGGATGACCGACGGCCGCTATATCGTGCTCGACCACACGTATTTCCGTGGCACGCCGGCCGAGGTCGAACGGCGGGTGCTGAACACCGCGAGCCAGGACGGGCTGGGCTGCACGCAAGGGCTGCCGCAGGACCCTGGGCAGGCGGGCAAGCATCAGATCGCGAGCTTTGTGCGGTTGTTGGCGGGCTATCCGGTCGAATCCAGTCCCGAGACGGGGGACAAGATCACGCGGTTCTCGCCGTTCTCGGCGCAGGCGGAGCAGAACAACGTGCTGGTGCTGCGCGGTGGATGGAACGAACGCTGGTTTCAGATGCTTGAAGGATTTCCCTCTTTACCAAAGGACGACGATGTCGACTCAACGTCTAGAGCATTTCAATTGGTAGCCCAGGGAGGGTTAGGGTTATGGCTCAAAATGTGAAGTCGGTTGGCCTTTGAACGGTTCTCACGCTTTAGCAGATATTGCAGGTTCCACGGCACATGGAGACCGCAGACGTTGGCGCCTTTGATCGGCACGATATGATCGACCTCATGTCCAGGAGGGCATGCAGCGTAGACAGCTGCGAGGGCTTTGTAATCGACCCAGGGAGGCGTTGCGACCCTCACACGCTTCTTGCGCATTCGGCGACTTTCCGGGTGTGCCTTGGCGTATGCACAGCAGCGTTTGCGCTCGCGTTCAATGTTCCGATTATAGTGCGCCTGCCCCCACGCCTTCACCTTGGCGGGGTTCTCTTTCCGGTAAGCGGCACGTTGGATGGCATAATTGGGATTGCGACGCCGTGTGGCTTTGCCCTTTTCCGATGTGCTGTAGCGTCGGACGGTGGCCCTTCCTTTCGCTGAAGCGCCATGACGCCGTGAGGCCTCATTCACGTTGTCCCGGTTCTCGTCTACCCAGAGAGCAAGACAGTCTAAGCACCTGCCGCATTTGGTATAGCGCTCGGCGACGTGGCCGCGCTTGCACGGTTTGCCTGTGAAGTAGCGTAGAGCGCCAAGTGCCTTGGCGGCTGCTCGTTCTGCTTTGGCCACCATTGTTCGATGATTATAGGCGAAGAGTTGTGTTGCAGCAACGTTTGACGTATGATGACGACGTGTATAGGTTTGCCGCGGCGGGGCGGTAGCGTCGGCTGGCATCGTCACAACGCACCGACCCTCCGGAATGGCCCGGCACGGCCGCGGCATCGGAAAGGCAGAGTGATGGCGAAGGCGGCGCCACGGTTCAAATGCCCGCATTGCGGCATGGTGAGCCACAGCAAGACCGACATCGAGCAACGCTATTGCGGCCGGTGCCATCTGTTCGCCGAAGACAGCGAGGAGTTCGCCGCGGCGATGGTGGCGCCGCTGGTAGAGGCTATTCGCCCGCTGCTGGCAGGCCAGCCGCCGAATGCGGTCGGTGCTGCGCTGGCGGACCTGCTGGCGATCTGGCTGGCATCCCATCATGTGACGGGGACGCAATGGGATGCGGCCGAGACCCGGCGGCTGCGGGAGGCGATGCTGAAGATGCATGTTGGCATGGTCTGGCGGCTGGTCGCGGTGAACGAAGGGGCCGCGGCGGGCGGGGACGAGGACGAGCCAGCCGGCGCGGTGCGGCACTGACCATGCGGCTGGTGCACTACTCCGACCGCGAGGTCAGGTTGCCGCTAGACCCTATCACGCAAGCGGTGGCACCCAGCTTGAAGCCGATCGGGTTTTGGCTGTCCGACGACGACGCTGAGGTGACCTGGCGCCGATGGTGCGAGGAAGCCGACATTTTTCTCGAACGTCTGACGCACGTGCATGATGTGACGCTCGCTGCGGACTGCCGCGCATTGCAGCTCGGCACGCCGAGCGCAATCGACCAATTCACCGAGGCATATTCCGTCGATCTGCTCCCTGGCATCCGGCGTGGGATATACGTCGATTGGGCGCGGGTCGCGCGGGACTATGATGCGCTCATCTGCTCGCCCTATGTCTGGGAACGGCGGCTGGGTCCGATGTGGTACTATGGGTGGGACTGCGCGAGCGCCTGCGTGTTCAATCCGGCCGCTGTCGGCTCGATCGTGCTGCGGTCGGCATTCGCGGGCGATGCAACCTGGGGTAATCATGCGGGCCGGAAGGCACTGTCGTAGAACGGGGATTATGTTAACTCCCCGGAAGTATCCGCCAAGCATAACCGGGCCGTCCTGATGTCCCCGTCGGACCCACCGCCGCCGCAACTTGCGTATGCCACTACAGCACCGGCCGCCGAGCATCGGCGTTACTTGCCGCGAGGACTCGCGTCCTAACGGCTTTCGCAACGGTAAACTCAGCCCGTTGCAACCGGCCGATCGCCCGTGTCGAGGATCTGCCGCGCGAAGTCGCAGAGCGCGCGCGTGGTGCAGTCGCGTTTCCCGGTCAGGACTTGCCAGTCCTCCCGGTCCTGGACAGTCCAGGCACCGCCCCGATGGAATAGCAGCACGGCACGAGCGAGCCGCTCGGTATCAGTCATCGAAGCCCTTGGACTGCTGGGACGCCTCGGCCTTGCTCGTGGTCCTGGCGTTGTCGTCGATGTCTCGCGCGACTAGCGCCTTCGCCTGACTGATGCCGCCGAGCGCCTTGCCGACAGAAAGGGCCGTGTCGGTGCTCATCTCGGGCAGACCGTGCGTCACGTGCAGCACGGCGAGGGCGTTGAACTGGCTTTGCAGCAGGGCGTGGAGTTCTTTCAAGGTCATCGCGGTTCTCCTGGGGTCTTGCCTGACCGCCGTTGACAAACACGAAAAGCAACAGAACCCGAAAAATGCGACCAAACGTCAACGGAGGAAAGGCATGCCGGCTCACACGCTGTTGGTCGTCCTGCTGATCGTGCTCGTCATCCTCATGCTGGGCGCCGCGCCGCGCTTCGGCTACGCGCCGGCTGCCTGGGGCTGGTACCCGTCCTCCGCGCTGCTGGCCCTGGTGGTGATCCTGATCCTGCTGCGCGTGCTCGGGGTGCTGTGATCATCGAGGCGGCAGGCGATCGAGAATCTCAGATAGCATCGCGCCGTGGCTCTCCATCTGTTCGGCGACCTGTCCGACCATGCCGCTGATCCGCTGGTCAAAGTCGGCCAGCCGTTCGATCAGCACTTCGACGATATCTCGCACATCATCACGCGTGCTGAAGGTCGCGGCATCGCGCTCGCGGCCGCGTGACAGCAGGTCGAGTTTGATGCCGAGGCGACGCATTTCGCCCTGCATCTGACGCATCAAGACGCCGATGGCACGCAGTTCGATCGTATCGATGTGCTCACTCATGCGGTGGTGTCCTCGGGAGGGCCTGAATAGTGAGTGATACCCCGAATGACGGGCGCATGCGAATACGGGTGCCGGCCGGGTCGTCTAACGAACGGCTCGGCGCGCTGACCACCGACGCGGTGTCGAATTTCGTAGCAAGGCTCGGCATCAGCAGTCCCAATCTGCTGGCGAACACGTCGTATAGTTTTACGCCAATTTCGCGCCTGCAACAGCTCATGGAATGGGCCTACCGAGGTTCCTGGGTCGTCGGCGCCGCGGTCGATGTGATCGCCGAAGACATGACCCGCGAAGGCGTGCAGATGAACTCAGACACGCCGCCCGACGACATCGAAGCCCTGCATACCGCCGAGAACGAGATATGCCTCTGGCAATCGCTGAGCGATACGATCAAGTGGGCGCGGCTCTATGGCGGCGCGCTGATGGTCTACATGATCGACGGCCAGGACCCGGCGACGCCGTTGCGCGAAGAAGCGGTGCCGCGTGACGGGCTCAAGGGCTTCATGGTGATCGATCGGTGGATGGTGCAGCCGACGTTCTCGGAACTGGTGACTGAACCGGGACCGGAATATGGCATGCCGGTCTATTATGACCTGATCGCGACCGCACCCTACATGCCGCGCCAGCGCATCCACTACTCGCGGGTGCTGCGGCAGGACGGGGTGACGCTGCCGTTCCGCCAGCGGATCGCTGAAAACGGCTGGGGCATGAGCGTGATCGAGCGGCTCTATGATCGGCTGATCGCGTTCGACAGCGGCACGATGGGTGCGGCGCAGCTGCTCTACAAGGCGTATATTCGAACCTACAAGGTGAACGGCTATCGCGCGCTGATCGGCGCCGGTGGCGAGTTCATCGAAAAGTTCATGAAGACGATGGAACTGATGCGGCTCATGCAGTCGAACGAGGGCATGACCGTCATCGACAAAGACGACGAATTCGAAACCCACGCCTATACCTTCGCCGGTATCCCCGATGTCTTGCTGATGCTGGGCCAGCAGCTATCGGGCGCGTTGGGCATCCCGCTGGTGCGGCTGTTCGGCCAATCGCCCGCCGGGCTGTCGGCGACGGGAGAAAGCGACTGGCGGCTTTATGAGAGCATGATCGGGGCGCAGCAACAGGCGCGGGTGAGCCGGCCGCTGACCAGGGTCTATCGCATCATGTGGCGGAGCGTGCTGGGCAAGGCGCCGCCGCCGGAATGGAATTTCACCTTTCGCAACATCCGCCCGCTGACGGAAATGGAAAAGGCCGAGATTGCGCAGCGTGACGCCGACACGATCAAGCTGCTGCATGATGCGGCGATCATCTCGACCACGATCGCGCTGAAGGAATTGAAGCAGAACTCGATCCTGACCGGCCGGTTCACCAACATCACGACTGAGGACATCGAGGACAGCGAGGAAGCACCGCCGCCGTGGGAGCAACCCGAGCCTGGGATGCCGGGGGCACCAGGACAGCCAGGGGTGCCGCCGGGACAGCCCGGTGCCGCGCCTGGGGCGGCCGAAGGCGAGGGGGGCGGGGATACCGGTGGGACCAGTGTGCGGCTCGGTTCCAGCGCCCAGGGCGGCGAGGGCGAGGGCAAAGGCGAGACCGCCGACGGCAAGCCCAATGGCAAGTTGAATGGCTCTGGCGCCGCCACATGAGAGTCCGGCGGACCGGCGGCAACGGCTGCGGGCCGAAGCGAACGCGGCACGCGCCGAGGAATCGTTTTCGAAATCGCGGAACGCGCAGAGGACCTATGGCCAGCAGCTTCGGCAAGTGGCGCGCCAGCTTGCGCGGATCATGGAAGCGCATATCAAAAGCGGGCCGGACGAACCGATCGAGCCGAGTGTCCGCTCGGCGATTGAGGCCGCGCTCGATCGCTACGCGAAAGCGCTGACGCCCTGGGCGCAGGCGACGGGTGCCAGGATGCTGGCGGAGGTGAACCGCCGCGACAAGACGGCCTGGGAACGCCACTCGCGCATGATGTCGGCGGCGCTGCGGCGTGAAATCCAGGAAACCCCGGTGGGCGAGACCATCGCGCGGCTGCTCGCCGAACAGGTGGATCTGATCACCAGCCTGCCGCGTGAGGCCTCGCAAGAGGTGCATGAGCGGACGCTGTCGGCGATCGAATTCGCCGGCCGCTATCCGGACCAGGAAGCCGGGATCAGAGAGAAGCTGCGCGCCGCCCACCCCGAGGCGATGGAGCAATGGATCAAGAACCGCGCGACGCTGATCGCGGTGACGGAAACCTCGCGGGCGGCGAGCGTGCTGACCGAGGCGCGCGCGATTCACATCGGCGCCGACGAATACTTCTGGGTAAGCTCGCGGGACTGGAAGGTGCGGCCTTCGCACAAGGTGCTGGATCTGCGCTCGCAGCGGGGGGAGACGTTCCGCTGGGACGCGCCCCCGCTGTCGGACCCGCCGGATTATCATTCGCATCCGGGGCAGATTTTTCGGTGCAGATGCGTCGCGATTCCAGTGTTGCCGGGATGATGCTTGCACCGGATGCCTGACGTGTGTGCAGAGTGTCGGCGTCTCGGCTGCAAACGGTTCATACCACCCCCGAGCAGCCGAGGCTGCGATCGCGACCTTCAAGCCGCTCCGAGCCCAAGTGGAGCGGCTTTTCTTTGACCGGCGGAGGTGTGCGATGGCGTCGGAGCCGAAGCCGCCGTTCGATCCGGTATGGGGCGCGTGGATATTGCTGCTCGCGATGGTGATCGTCGTCATTGTCGGACAGACGTATATTTTCGCGGGCTGCATGCTGGGCGCGACGGGGATGTGTACGAGGCCGACCGAAAACCTTTCGAACATCGCCATGGAAATCCTGACGGCGGTCGCGATTCTGGTCGGCGTCAAACGACCATAGGAGTCGGTAATGCCAATCAATCACGACACTTGGTCGGTTCCGGTTGTCTCGCTGGACGAAATCAAGCGGATGGGCGGGGCTTCATCGGATGAATGGACGCCGGAGCAACGGGAGAAATATGCGCAGCGCACGGCCGTGGTGGCGAACCGCCAGTCGGGTCAGCACGGTCCTACCGCACAGTCAGCGGGCAAGACCCCGTCAGGGGGAGGCGGGGGACCGGGGCCGTCACGCGAGGAAGTGGTGAAGAACCGGCAATCGGGTCAGTACGGTCCTACCGCACGGTCAGCGGGCAAAACGAAGCTCTGGACGCCGCCGCGCGGCGGCAAGGGCTGATAGATCGCGTGATGCGCCGATGGAATGGTACACCGTCGCCCGGCTGTCCGACCATATGGAAACCACCCCGGAAGGGTTCCTGCTGGTGCGCGACGTGCCGGTCGCGCGCTGCGGCGTGCAGCTCTACCGGCAAGGCGAAATACCTGGCATTGACGCGAACGACGACGGCTGGATCGAGGTCGATCGCGAGCCGTCGGAGGTGTTCCGCCCGGCGAGCATCGCGAGCTTTTCCGGTAAGCCGATCGTCGAGGATCATCCGTATCAACTGGTCAATCCGTCGAACTATGCCGACCTGGCGCTCGGTCACATCGGCAATCCGCGGCGCGGCGAGAACACCGACCACGACCTGCTGCTGGCCGATCTGCTGTTCACCACCGACAAGGGGATTGCGCTGGTTCGTGGCGGCGGGAAACGCGCGCTGTCGGTCGGCTACAATGCGTATTACGAGCGGGCGGGGAAGGGCCTGGGGCGGCAGAAGGACATCATCTGCAACCACATCGCGGTCGTCGACGAAGGACGCTGTGGCGAGCGCTGCACGATCCTGGACGGTCGGGCCGTCTACAATGATGCGGTTGCGGAGGACCGTCCGGACGAGGACGCCGACATCGACTATGCGTGCGACGCCGACATCGACTTTCGCGATGACTTCGTAGAAAGCCAGCATCCGCGCGGTGCGTCCGGCACCAGCAAAGGCGGCCAGTTCGTCTCACAGGGCGGCGGTGGGGCTGGCACGGCAAGCCATGCCGCGAGCGTGCCGGGACCGAGCGCCAAGGTGGTGCAGACGCATGGGCCATCGAAGCAGCTCGGCGCCAAGGTCAAGCAGGCGCTCACGACGGGCCACGGCCTCGAGGCGCTGAAGCAGGAGATCCAGCAATACGGCGCGAAGTATCAGAACGCCGGCTATAAGTCCTATGCCAAGGCGCTGCTCGCGCATATCGCCAAGGCCGAGGCTTCCGGCGGGGGCACAGCGGCGCCGGCGGCGTCGGGCGCACCACTAGCCCCGCAGCCCCCGGAGGCGCCAGCGGCCCCCACAGCCCCGCCAGCGGCCCCCACAGCCCCGCCAGCGGCGCCCGCCGGGCCGGTGCCGTATCCCGGCAGTCCTGGGCAGCAGAAGATTTACGAAATCGCCACGGGAAGCGGGTCGGCCTGGGGAAAGCTGAAGGCGATAGCGGAAGTGCAGGCCTCGCCCAGCTCCGGACCGAACACCAAGGCGTTCGGCCAGGAGTGGATCACGGCACTCGGGGGTGCGTCGACGCCCGCAGTGGCCGCCCCCACAGCCCCGTCCGCGCCCGCCAAGTCGAAAGGGCAATACGGGGGCGTCCTGAGTACCGCGCCGGCCCACACGGCCCGCTACAAGCGCGCCGTGGATATGATGGAAGCGGCAAAGAAGCCCGAGGGCACTGGCAAATCAACCGGGGACAAGGCGGCGGCGCGGAAGATCTGCCCGACCCTCGCGCCTGCCCATTGGAATAAGGCACCAGAGGCGGCCAAGGCGGCGATCGGCAAGTATTGGGACGGCTACTACGATAACATCAACGGCGCGCTGCGCGACCCGAAGAAGGAAAAGGGCGACGCGTTGATACAGGAGGCAATCAGCGAGATCGATGAGCAGTTCTTTGCGGAGGGGGCCGAGCTTACCGCGGATGTGCGGCTGACGCGCGGGGAGGATGTGCCGCCAGAGCAGATCGACGAGTGGATCAAGGGCCTCGAGGCCGGCTTGCCGGTGTCGTATCACAAAGAGGGGTTCATCTCGACATCGATGCACTCGAGGCCGGCGTTCAGCCAGAAGAACACGTGGTATATCATCGCCGCTAAAAAGGGCACGCCAGCGCTCGGCATCGATACCATCAGCACTCACCATGAGAACGAGGTGCTGTTGCGGCACGGGCAGACGTTCGAGATCTATCAGATTGAAAAAGGCAGCGGGAAGACCTACGTTTATATGGTAACGAAATGAATGAGGCGGCCATGAGCGACGATGCCGAGAAGGTCGAGGGGCTGGACAGGCTGCCCGAGGACACCACGCTGGAACGCCGGATGACCGACGGCGGCATCGTCTCAATCGGCAATGAGGTGGCCTGGGACGGCGAGGCTGAGTCGATGGGCATCGCGCCGATGACCGAGTTGCCGGAGAACCGGCGGACCCGCCCGGCCGATGACGAGGATATCGATCAGGACATTCCCGAGGACTAGCCGCGAACGCTGCCGTCAATCGAGCCTGCCGGACCCCGCGCGTTGCGGGCTTTTGCATGCCAGCAGGCATATTCCGGCAGGATGTATTGGCACTCGCCGGGACAGCGCTTGCGCGGATAGCGCCAGCACCGCGGCAGCGGCTGCGGCCTGTTCTTCACCTTAGCGGCGCGCGGCGCGTCCTTGGGGGGCCGGGATGCGGACATGTGACTGTGCCATCTGCACTGGAAGGAGAGCGGCGGCCATGAGCAAGCGTTCCATGAAGGACTACATACACGACGCGTTTTTCGCCCGCGACAAGGCGTCGCTGGCGGCGATCGTGAAGGATGCCGAGGAAGCGGAAGCCGCCGAACCCGAACCGGACGGGGACGAGGGCGACGGCTCCAAGGTGGGTGGCGTGCATGTTCACATCTCGCATGGCGGCGAGAGCGGCGGCAATGGCGGCGAGAAAGGCATCGGCGGGGCGACCGGCGACAATGGCGAGGACACTGAGAAGCGGCTCAAGGGCGTCGAGGATGGTCTCAGGTCGCTGGACGGCAAGATGACGCGGCTGTTCGACCATCTGAAGATCAAGGACGCGAACGGCGACGGTGACGGTGACGACGAGGACGACGAGGACGACAAGGAAAAGCCGCCGCCGACCGGCGACCAGACCGGCGAGGAAGGCGCGCAGACCGCCGAGAAGCTGGCTGCCGCCGAGCCGGATCTGATGGAGGCGGACCCCGCGCTGAAAACCGGCCGCAGCATGATGGGCGACGCGGCCTATCGGGAGCGGGTGACGCGATTGGTCCCGGTGCTGGTGCAGGACATGCGAGCGCGCGCCGAAATCCTGGTGCCGGGGACGCCAATGCCGACCTTCGATGCCGCGACGCCGGGGAAGGCAACGCAAGCGCATATCTGCGGCTACCGGCGCAGTGTGCTGATGCAGGCGGTGACGACCGAAAAGGGGGCCAAGGCGGTCGCCGGCGGCTACACCGCGGATGCAATCAAGGGGATGAGCTGCGACGCGGTGCGGATGCTGTTCAATGACGCCTCCGAACGGATGCGGGCGGCGAACAACGCGACGACGCACGTGCATAACCCCACCATCTGGCGGATGCCGGATCAGGCGGGTTACCGCAACGCCCAGGCGCAACGGCTGGCGGCGATCAACAAGGGAAATTCCGAGTTCTGGGCGCGTCAGACGGGGAGGTCGAACTGATGACCGTCGCGGTCGCTCCAGCCACCGGAAGCTGGCTGATCTCGTGCCTCTATGATCCGGAGCAACCGCTTGCCGCGGTGGTCTGCCTCGACAATCCGGTGCTGGCGTGGCTGGTCGATGAGACCGGCGCGGCCGCGCCGGTACCGGTCGTGCTCGGCACAGTGGCGCCGGCGGTTGATACCTCGCCGGTTCACTCGCCGCCGTGGGTGGTGCGGGAAGGTTCGTCGATGTGGTTCGTGCCCGATCTTGTGCGCGGGAGTGCGCATCAGATGTTTAATTTCCTCACCGGCAACAATGGCGTGCAGCGGCAAATCTATGGCGATTTCGCTGATCCGGTGCTCGCGGCGGAATACAAACAATGGGGCGAGCAGAACCCGTCGCTTGTGCTGGCGGAGCGGCCTTATTGGGAAGCGGCGGCGCCAGCCGGGGAAGCTGCGGACGATGGGCACGCCGGTGGGTAACGCAGCACCCGCACGCCGGTAGCTTGCCCTCACTCGGCGTCGGCCTTGCGCCGCTGCGTCATGTGATCGGTCCACCACGGCGTGACCCAATAGCCGAGAGCAAAGACGAGGCCGCCGAAGCCTAAAACAACGGCCGGCCCAACCCACGAATTCAAGGCCCACGTCATTTGGCGCTGGCCTTGTTTCCGATGTCGGTTGCCTTGTGTGGGCGGGTGAGTCGCAACCAGAGCCACGCAGGCACCGTGATGCAAAGCCCGATGACTGGCACGATAGTCCATAGGCTCATTGTCATTCGCCTGGCCGGGGCGTGTGCCTGTCACGCCGAGCGATCCAGCGCAGGACGATCAGGATCATACCGCCGTAGACCGCTGGCCATAGCACGTAGCCGACATCGCTCCAGGTCATGGGCTGAGCCTTCCGAGGTAGTCGCGGGCCTCGATGATGATACGCCAGCCGACGATAGCTGACACCAGAGCGACCAGGAAGCCGCGTGGAGCGAACAGATCGCCGTGTAGCAACGGTGCGACGAAACCCGCGAGGACGAAGCCGACACCGATGTTGCTTATCGCTGTTGCCGTCAGCCTGACCCGCTCGTTGTGCCTGTCCATCAAAAGAAGGCCACGCCGCTGGGATCTTGCAACACATCTCACCTCGCTGGGGATTGTGGTGCGAGATGTTACGTGAAGGCAGCGAGATATACAAGGAGTGCGTGTCATCGTTGCTTATCAATTCAGACTCGATACCGGCTACCCCGGCACGTCGAACCGTGTGCATGACGCGACGGTCACGCCCGAGGTGATCGACGCCGCAGCGCCGCCTTTGGCCTATGGCCTGGGCTGCGTGATCGATGCGACGACCGGCGGCATCCGGGCGGCGGCGACCGGCGATACCAAGATCGACGGCTTCAATCTGCGGCCCTATCCGATGCAGGGCGGCGGCCCGGCGAGCGGGATCGTCAACGACCCGCTTTACACTTCGACGCCGCCGAACGCCGGTCTCTCTGGCGGCCTGCTGCGGCGCGGCTTCATCATTGTGAAGTTGGCGGGCGGCGGTCCGGTGGTGAAGGGAGCGCCGGTCTTTGTCTCGATCGTCACGGCGACGGCCGGGCAGGTGTTCGGCACCTCCGCAGCGGCCGGTACCGGAGCGATCGCGCTCGATACCAAGTCGTCCTTCATGGGCGCGGCCGACAGCACCGGAATCACCGAGCTCGCATTCAACCTGTAGACGGCGCGTCGCAGCCGTACGACCGAACGCGACATTCCATCACAATCTGAAAGGAGAAAGCCATGCCCTTAGACGGGCCGTTCGGCTTTGCCAATGCCGGCGGCGGCGGTGGCGGACCGAACATGCCGTTCACCTATGACGGCTACACCCGAGACAGTACCGGCGCGTTCTATATTGGAGAACTAGAACGCCTCGACCAGACCATCCATGAGCCGCTGGTCAGCGTGACCTGGGGCCGTGACATCGATCTGCGGGAAGACATCACGACGGGGGATGAGGTCTCGTCCTTCACTAACAGCGCGTTCGCCATGGTCGGCGGCATCATTCCGGGCGGTATCAACTGGATCGGCAAGGATGTGAACGCGATCTCCGGTGCCCAACTGGACATCGGCAAGACGCCGCAGCCGTTGTTCCTATGGGGTGCTGAGCTTTCCTACACCATGCCGGAGCTTGCCTCGGCGATGCAGGCGGGGCGGCCGATCGACAGTCAGAAGTATGATGTTATCCGTCTGAAACATCAGATGGACATCGATCAGCTGGTCTATGCCGGCGACACAGCCGTCAACAGCTACGGCCTGCTGAACCACCCGACCGTGACGAACGTGACCAACGTGACGGGCGGCACCTGGGCGGCGGCGATTGCGGTGCCTAACCCCGCGATCATTCTCGCACAGGTGAACGAGTTGCTGTCCTCGACCTGGGCGGCAAGCGCGTGGGCGGTGATGCCGACCGAACTGAGAGTGCCGCCGACACAGTTCGGCCTGCTCGTCTCGAACACCGTGTCAACGGCTGGCAACGTGTCGATCCTGCGGTTCCTGCAAGAGAACAGCCTGTGCAACACGCAGAACGGCCGACCGCTGAACATCCAGCCGTTGAAGTGGCTGAACGGACGCGGCAGCGGCTCGTCGCAGCGGATGATCGCCTATACGAAAGATCGGAACAAAGTGCGCTATCCGATGACGCCGCTGCAAAGGACGCCGCTGGAATGGCGGAGCCTCTACAATCTGACCACGTACTGGGGTCGGCTTGGGATGATCGAATGCGTCTACCCCGAAACGATCGGATATCGCGACGGCCTGTAGACTACCTTGATACAATTTGATTACGGCGTTATTATAGATGGATGGACAACATCCCCCAGCAGACCTTGGAGATTATACCGCGCAGCAATGCGCGCACCCGAGGTCTCACCTACCAAGGTAGCGTCTGCAAGCGCGGGCATACCGGTCTGCGGTATATAGTAGGCGGCGGTTGCGTAGCATGTATGAAGAAGGGCAAACCTCCTCGAACTGATGCTCGTCGCAAAGCCATTGAAAACGGAGAAAGACTGTACTCAACCGGCGAGCCATGCAGCAATGGCCACATGGCGATGCGCCGCACTACCAATGGCTCATGTGTGGAATGCGAGCAACTGCCAGAGGCCAAGGCAAATAACGTCGCTAAAGCCAGCCGGTATGATAGGGCTAAGAAGCAGGCCGATCCTTCGGCGTGGCGTGCTGGTAAGGCCAAGCAAGCCAGAGAGTGGCGCAAACGCTATCCAGACAAGGCTAAGGTCAAGGACAAGCTGGTCTATGGCCGAAGGGATAAGGCTAAGTTTCAAGCTTACATGGCCGAGTGGCGCGCAGCGAACCGCGCGCGCCTGACCGAATACGACAACGCCTACAAGGCGCAGTGGCGCGCTGACAATCCCGGAGCGGCCCGTCTTAAAGGCAGGCTGGCGCGACAGCGCAGATCAGCCGCGATGCGCGAGGCTGAGGGCAGCTTCACGTTCGAGGACATCGAGCGACTAATGGAAGATCAGGCCGGCGTGTGCGCGGGCATATGCGGCCGATCCATCCGAAATCGCTACGAGATCGACCATAAGGTTGCGTTGATCCGTGGCGGCACGCACTGGCCGTCGAACCTGCAACTGCTTTGCCGGAACTGCAACGCGCGGAAGCACACTCGCACGATGGAGGAATGGCTGTCCTCCATCCGTTAAGGAGGACACCCAAATGACGGTGAATGAAATCGAGGTCTTCGTCGATGCGGCGGTGACCATCTCGAAACCTGGCATCCTGTTCATCGATGCGACGACGCAAAAGTCGTTCCTGACCATCGAGCTGGACCCGCCCAATGTCGAGGTCGACCCCGATCTCGATTGGAATCAGGCGGCCAAGCAGTTCTGGAACGCGGTCTACCGGATGATCGGCAAACCGGCGCTGTTCCCCGATTAGCCAGTATCGCAGCGCCACAACCCAACACCCAGGAAGGAAACGTCACCATGCGTGCCATGATGCTTGCCGCCGTGCTTGCCCTCGCCCTGCCCATCGCCTCGGCCGACGCGGCGCAGATCGCCGCTTTCGGCCAGACCTCCGGGGCCAACACGCTGACCGCGACGGTCAATGCCGCCGATACCGTCACCACGCTGACGATCGCCAATGCCGGCCTCGACGTGACGCAGTTGTTCGGCATGTCGCCGCTCGCCGGGCTGTCGTTCTCGCTGGATGCGATGAGCATCGATGCGGTCGCGAGCGTCGGCGGGGCGCTGCTGCAGCACTACAGCGGCTCGTTCTGCATCACCTCGGCGGCCGGCTGCACCGGCAGCAACATCCTGTCCGGCACCTTCAGCGACGCCGCGTTCGGCGCGGCCGGCGGGACCGGGCTGGTGGTGAATGTGTCGAACCCGCCGGACACCCTGACACTGACCTCGTCGGTGCTGAGCGCGGCGGATCTGGCCGCGCCCAACAGCTTCAATCTCGGGTTTTCCAACCTGACCCCGGCGCTCGCCTCGCTCGGGACGACGATCGCGCCGTTCACCGCCTCGTTCGCGGGGACGGTCAGCTCCTCAGTCAAGGCGGTGCCGGAGCCGGCCAGCGTCGCGTTGCTGGGGATGGGCCTGCTCGGCGTTGCCGCGCTGCGCAAGCGCGCGCGGGCCTGACGCGGAGGAAACGCCAGCATGCCAATGATTAACGTGGTGAAGCCGTTCACGGTGCAGATGGACCCTCCGGTGATCGGCGACGAGCCTGACCCGGCGGACACCGAGCACGAAGGGGACAAGAAACGACGGCGGCCGGTCTATGGGACGGCCGACAAGCTGCGGTTCGAACCGGGTGCCTATGACGTGCCGGAAGTGGTTGCCAACCACTGGTACACCCGCGCCCATCTTGCCGGCTACGAGGCGCCGCCGCCCGCCCCAGGGACGCACCAGTACGGTCAGGAGGCGCTGCTGGCGGCGCAGGGGGTGCGGATGATGCGGCCGGTGTCCCAGATGGGCCAGCCGCCGGCAGCCCTGCCCGACGATGTGAGGGTGATGCAGCGCTCGGGCGAGGTGCCGCCCGACGCGCATTACTTCGCGGGGGAGCGGCAAGAGGACAAGCCGCTGTCAGGATCGGCGGTGCAGCCGTCAGGAGAAACCCGGACAGAGAGCGGCGAGCCGGTAGGCTATGCGGGGGCCCGGCCGCCTGCCGCCCCTGTCGGGCCGCCACAGCCTCGTGGCGGGGGCTCCCGGAAGTAGGGCGCCGATGCCGCTCGCCAAGGGATCAAGCCAGGAAACCATCTCGGGCAACATCAGCGAGCTTGTGCGCGCTGGGCACAAGCAGGAGCAAGCCGTGGCAATAGCATTGCAGACCGCCGGCAAGAGCAACCAGGACCAAGGCGCGCCAGGCGCCCCCACGGTGCCGCGTGTGACCGCGATGCCGATTCCTTCGGGCGTGCTGCCGGCACCGCCGCCGATCCAGGCCTCGACCGGGATACCGACCTCGCCGCCGATGGTTCCCAGTGGGGACGCGCCGCGGAATTATGTGGCGGGCGACCGGGCGCGGACGGTCGCGACCTTGCGGGACATCGCCCGAGCGGGTGGCGCGCGTTGATGTGGTGGCTGGTCTATGTGCGCTGGCCAAGTGGGAAACGGGAGACGATCCGTACGCAGCATCCGGGGCTGGTGATGATGGAACAATGCGTGGTCCAGGCGATGATGCCCGAACCGGTCGTTCGCTGGTGTCTCGATGAGTGACCTGCCGCCGGGCGCGGACCCGATTCCGTCGGGGATACCGACCAGCACGTGCACGAACCCGACGACGTTTCGCCAGCACTTTCCGAGCTTCGTCAGCGCGACGTATCCGGATTCGCAGGTACAGTTCTGGCTGGATGTCGGCAGCGTGATGTGCAATCCGGGCGTGTGGGGCGCGGCGCAGCAGCAGGGGGCGGAGCTGATCTGCGCGCATTTTCTGGCATTGGGGCAGATGGCGGCGCAGGGCGGTTCGGCTGGCGGTGTGCCGGGGATGGCAAGCGGGCTGGTGACGAACAAGTCGGTCTCGAAGGTCTCGGTCGGGCGCGATGTGAACGTGACCGCGATGGAAGGCGCGGGGCCGTTCAACTACACAACTTATGGGCAGCAGTACTATTACCTCATGCTGCTGGCCGGCACTGGCGGTTATGAGACGCTGAGCGTGGCTTATTCCGATAGCATGGTGGGGATTGTGAATACGTGGGCGAGGGGCGTGATGTTAAGTTATGGCAGCTAGTTGCCGCAATCGCGCCAGTGCGGCGGGAACCTCCGCTGCCAGCAGCAGCAGCCGCCACGTCGGCTCGGCAATCGGCCGCTCGCCTTTAATCCAGTGCTGCACGACGCGGGGCTGTACGCCCAGCAGGCGGGCCGCGGCTGGGGGGTTCAGACCCAGCCGTTGCAGGAGGGATGCTACGTCGCGGGCCATCGATCAGCCCTCCCCATCGTCTGCGGGAACCAGCAGACCAACGCCAGCCATCCAGGTCTCAGGCGTGACGTGGATCGTCAAGCCATTCGCATCGTCACGCAGTTCGCCAATCAGATGCCCGTCAATAGTTAACGGCCACCAATCGTAAGCGCCGCGCTGGCTGTCCTCGCCTTGAGATTCGCCTATCAGGATGCGACCCAGATCATCGGCGCCGAAGCATTCGTAAGCCGTGCCAACATCAAGACCCAGCTCGTCATCATGCCGCACCACGCGAAGACCGGGGGTGAGACTATTGGTTTCGGCCGCGTCGTCATCGACGCGGGTTACGCGTAGCTCGCCGTCATCGACCGGCGCTACGCTACAAGCGTCGGCGTGGTCGGCATACCCCATGATGCGCGCCATATCGTCGAGTGCGTCTTCGGCGGTCTGGCCTTGGTAAATTCCAAGGTCCATCCCGCTCACCGTGTTCACGATGCGGAAGTGCGCCATTGTCTCTCTCCGTTTCGTCAGACGCCATCGTCTAACATCCGGAATATACGCATTGGGTGCGCTAGTGTCAAGCGCCGGGAGTCGCGATGAGCGAGACGCGCACGAACGTCGTCCAGCACTACCGGACGGTCACGGCCAACAACCCGCCAGCGGCGAACGTGCTGGCGGAGGGCGAGATCGGCATCGAGATGGACGACCCGATGCGGCTGTGGATCGGGGTGCCGGCATCGCTCGATGCGACCGGCCGTAAACTGCTGTTCGATACCTCGTTGGGCGCATGGCAGGAAGCTCCGACGGACGGGCAGACATACGGGCGCGACGGTGAGGCCGCCGAATGGCTGCCGGTGCTGCCACTGACCGGCGGGACCCTGACGGGGCCGCTTCTGCTCTCGGGAGCCGCGACCAACGCGCTTGGCGCGGTGACGTTGGCGCAGATGCAGGCGGCTATCGCGGGAGGCGCCAGCCTCACCGTTGGACCGACACCGCCGGCATCGCCGACGCAAGGCGCGATGTGGTGGGACAGCGTTGGCGGCCAACTCTACGTTTATTACAACGACGGTTCGTCATCGCAGTGGGTGGCTGCGTCGAACGCGTCGGGCATCGCCGACGCGCCTTCGGATGCCAACACCTACGGGCGGCACGCGACGGCATGGTTGCCAGTTGCGCCGATCGCGTCGCCAGCACTGAGCGGCACACCGACAGCGCCGACCAATGGCACCGCAACTGACGCCAGCACGCAGATCGCCACCGACGCATTCGTCCAGGCTGCTGCCAAGGTTGCTGTCGCTCCGTCGCTCAACAACGTCGGCCGCAACCTGCTGCACAACGCATTGTTCAACGTGCAGCAGCGCGGCACGGGACCGTGGACCGTCGGAGGCTATACCGCAGACCGGTGGAATTTGCAGACAACTGGTGATGCGGCGAATGCACAGATCGCCGCCCAAATCGATGCCGGCCGCACCGCTATCGGAGATGAAAGCTGCCAATCCGTCATGCAAACAGCGGTGACAGGCAATGCAGCAGCAGGTTCCTATAGCGGACTCGCGCAAGGGATCGAACACATTAGACGGCTGTCGGGCAAAACCGTTACCGTGTCGTTTTGGGCCTATTGCGGAACAGCCTATAAAATCGGCATCAACATCCTTCAAATTTTCGGCTCTGGCGGCTCGCCCGCGCCGGCCCAGTGGGCATTGGCAACCGGCGCTGCCGTGACTCTTAACACGTCCTGGACGCGGTACAGTGCCACCATCGTGATGCCCACCGCAGCCGGTCAGACATTTGGCACGAATGGCGATGATTCCGCGTGGTTGTGGCTGTGGCTGTCATCCGGCGCGACCAACGCGCCCGTCGCCGGCAATATCGGCGTGCAAACCGGCACGGTGGACATCTGGGGTGTCCAACTTGAGGTTGGCAGCGTTGCGACGCCATTGGAAAAGCCCGACCCGCAGCAGGACCTCGCGCGATGCCAGCGGTTCTACAGTAATATCTCCGTCAGCTTAGTCGGTTATAATGGCACTGGGGCACCGATAGGCCAAACAGTATGTTGGCCGGTCACGATGCGGGTCGCCCCGTCAGTCACCTTTAGCAATCCCACCTACACCAACGCATCGGGCGTCACCAGTGGGGGCGCTTCTACCGGAGGGGCTTTGATCTATGCTGTTGTCACTGGGACCGGCGCTGCGCAATTCAGTGCGTTCGTAACCGCCTCGGCGGACCTCTGACGTGGCCCTCGATTTCCCCAACGCGCCGACAGTCGGCCAGACCTTCACCGGTCCAAACGGTGTGGTGTGGACGTGGGATAGCGTGAAGTGGACCGCGGCCTCGACTGGTGATGCCTATCTGCCGCTGACCGGCGGCACGTTGACGGGGCCGTTGACGCTGGCGGCTGATCCCACGGTCCCGCTCGGAACGGCGACCAAGCAATATGCGGACACCAAGGCGCCGCTGGCGTCGCCGGCTCTGACCGGCATCCCGACGGTGCCGACCGCAGCGCCCGGCACCGCGACGACGCAAGCGGCGAGCACCGCGTTCGTGGCGGCTGCGGTGGCGCCAGCGTTCAACAACGTCGGCCGCAACCTGCTGCACAATCCATTGTTCAACGTACAGCAGCGCGGCGCGGGACAGTGGTCAGCCAGCGGCTCCTATACCGCTGATCGATGGTTGCTTGACATGGCCAGCGATACATCGTCGGCCGCCATCAGTCTCGCAAATGACGCAGCACGCGCTCAAATTGGCGATGAAGCATGCCGCTATCTGATCGGTGTCGCTGCCGCAGGCAATGCTGCTGCGGGGGCGTATACCCTGTTGATACAGAGGATCGAGTCGCTACAGCGATTGTCGGGCAAGACTGTGACTATCTCGTTTTGGGCGGGCGGCTCTGCACTGAAACTGGGTGTGTCACTAGACTCGACATTCGGCACGGGAGGTTCGCCGTCCGCGACGGTGTCAGGAAACGGACAGGCGGTTAACGTAACCGGCACTTATACCCGTTTTTCACTTACCTTCGCCGTTCCATCGTCTGCTGGGATGACTTTCGGCACGAACGGCGATGATTTCCTGGCACTCAATTTATGGTTCTCAAATGGCAGTAACTTTACCGTCCGCTCCGGTGGTGTGGGCGTGCAGACCGGCAGCTTTTATATATGGGGCGTGCAACTCGAAGTGGGCACCGTCGCCACGCCGCTGGAAAAGCCCGACCCGCAGCAGGACCTCGCGCGATGCCAGCGGTTTTATCAGACCCTGAGCTCACTCATGGCGCAAGGATACAACGTAGCAGGCGTGAACGTCTATAATGCAATACCATTGCCAGTGGTCATGCGTGCATCGCCAACCGTCACGCAACAGGCGGCCGGGAGTGCTGGCAATGCTACGTTATTAGCCGCTTTCGGTGCGACGGATCATCTGCAAATGGCCGCTAACATCACTGGGACGGGATACGGTTACATAAGCGCTAACTATCAATTGTCGGCGGACCTGTGAGGCTTGCATGGCAGAACCATACCAGCTCGTGACTAACTCCGATGGCGTGCTGCGCGTCGAGGACAACGCGTATATTCCGAATGACGGCGGCAATCGCGACTGGCAGGAATATCAAGATTGGCTTGCCGCTGGGAACACGCCCGATCCGGCGCCGCCGTTGCCCGAGATTGTGCCCGTGCCAGACTCCAACAAGCGGCTGGATAATGGCGTGACAGCGGCGACCGATGCGTATGAGGAATATACCCCCGCCGTGAACCAACGCGCTGCGGCGGGCGAGCCATCGGTCGAAGAACGCTTGCTGCGACTAGAGCAAACCATCAAGGCCATGTGCGATGGACATATGGCCGATGCCTCGCCAGGGTTCTGATGGCGGCGAGCGCGTTCGACATCAAAAAGACCGTCGATAATGTCGCGACGCTGGTGCAGCGGATCGCGAGCCTGACCGCATCTGACGTGCTGGCGGGCGTGCCCGCCGCCAAGGCCGGCCGACGTGATGGCACGGTAACGAACGCGATGCTAGCGTTTGTTCATGAGTTCGGCAGCCCCGCGCATAACATCCCGGCGCGGCCGTTCATCTATCCCGGCATAAGGGCGGCAAAGCCCGCCATCGTGGCGGCCATGCGCCAGGGGGGCCAGGACATCCTGCGCGGGCAAGGGAGCGTGGACCGGACGCTGAACACGGTCGGGATGCTGGCGCGCAATGGGATGGTGGACGCGATCACCAATCCCGACCCACCGTTCGTGCCGTTGAAGCCGGCGACGATCCGGGCGCGGTTGCGGCGGACGCAGGCGGGACGGCGGCAGCTGCGGAAGATCGGTGCCGCGGCGAAGATGATGCCAGGGATGACGGCGGACATGGCGCTGCTGATCTGGGCGGCGCAGGGGAACATCCAGCCGTTAATCGACAGTGGGCAACTCCGTTCGAGCCTGACGTATGCCGTGGTGAAGCGCTGAGGGGTGTTGAAGGGTGTTGCAGCCCTGTGGGGAGGGATGGAGGGGGGAGGATAGGAAACTGCCCTGGCGCCCCTCCGTAGCCCCGGCGCGGGGCGGTTTGAGCGATGGGGGGTGCGATGGCCCTGATCTCGGTCTCCGAGCTTCTTTTGGACCCGGACTTCGTCGACACCTGCACCGTCATGCGGATGATCGAAACGGTAGGCCAGGACGGGATCTCCTATCGCCGTGTGGTGCCGATTCAAATCCTTGCCTCGATCCAGGCGGCCTCCGGGGACGAACTGGTGATGACGCCAGATGCGGCGCGGACCAGCGCCAGCTACGAATGCATCACGACCTTTCCGCTGAACGAAGCAACCGAGACCGCCGCCGCCGATGAGGTGCTGTGGCAGGGCATGACGTTCACCGTCGTCACGGTGAGCCGGTTCGGCAACTTCTCCGGCAATCGCGGGCATTACGAGGCGGTGATGGCGTTGCAGCCGGTGCGCACGCGAGCGACCGAGGGAATGTGGGATCGCGGTCAGACGATCTGGGATGACGGCGCCACCGTTTGGGATGCCGCCGGCAACCAGGGTTCGCCAGCGACGACCGCGTGGGATGCCGCCGCCACCACGTGGCAGGACGGCACCGAGAGCACAGTCTGGGATGTGGAGCCAAGCCAATGAGCGGAAACGGCGGGACCCTTGTTGCCACCATCGATCCGACCAAGCCGGCCGGCCCGAATGCACAGACCGCTGATGTGCGGGCCAATTTCGCTGCCACGCTGGCGATCGCGACCGACCATGAGACGCGGATCGAGACCCTGGAATCGCAGGCGTTCATGACGCCTGCCACGCCGCCGCAGATCACCGGCTCGCGCACCGACGGCACCGCGCTCGCCAGCTTGCTCACTGCGTTGGCTGGACTTGGTCTTGTCGTGGATGGGAGCACGCCATGAGCGATCTGCCGGAGCCGGAAAACCTCGCCGAGTTGGCCGCCGCCGCCGGGCGACCGCCGGCCGCGACCGACGACATCGACCTGCTGGAAGCCCAATGCCGCGCGTTCATCGATCGGTTGGGCCGGGGCGATGCGAGCGCGATGGCGCGTACCAAACTGGCGGAAATGACCTTCTGGATGCGCAGCCAGCGTCAGGCACGCCCGGATGGCTAAACCCGATCAGGTCGGGCGACTAGCCTTCCGGGTCGAGGGCGAGTTCTGGAATGCCTATTACGCCCGGGCCGACAGCATGAAGGATGCGATGCTGCTTGGCAGCCTGCATATGCGGCTGGCGTCACTGGAGCCGAGCAAACGACAGTTCATGGCTTTGATGCAGAGCGCCTTTACGGTTCTGTTCAAAGACGCGACTGGGGCGACCTTGGCATGGCCTGAAGGGCCACAGCCAGCACCCGAGCATGAGCGGTCGCGAGACGCATGAGCGGCACCTCCGCGACCGGCGGCTATATCGGGCCAGTCGCGCCCCAGCCGCCAACCGCCGATGCCGTGCAGAGCGGCCTGCAACAGATGGTGACGGCGCTCTCCGGCCTGCCCGGCCCCCTCGTTCGCCCGCGCTGGCAGCCCATGCCGCCAACCCAGCCCGATGTGGCGACGACCTGGGCCTCGATCGGCGTGACGATGGTGGAAGCCGACGAATATCCCTACCTGCGGCACTATGGCGGCACGCCCATGCAGCCAGGAATGCCGCCCGGCTACAGCGTGATGCAGCGGCATATGACGCTGACGGTGGTGGTGACGTTCTACGGGCCAGCGGCGGAGGACGCCGCCGGCATGATGCGGGACGGGCTCTACGTGGGGCAGAACTTCGAGCCGCTGATGAGCCTCGGGCTGAAGCTGCGGACGATCCATGACCTCGCCCGCGCGCCCGAAGAAATCAACCGGCAGTATGTCGATCGGGTGGATCTGCGGCTCGAGCTGCGCCAGCAGGTCAACCGGACTTACCCGATTTTCGATCTGGTCGGGGCCGATGTCGATCTGATCAGCGAGAGCGTGAGCACGAGCGTCAGCGTTAGGGTGCCCGAGACGCAATACCTGACGGACGATCAAGGCCGCTGGATCGTGGACGACCAGGGCCGGCCGATACCGATCACCTGACCGCGGCCATCCCCACCGACAATCCCCTTCTTGGAGAGCCGAGCCATGCCCGGTTTGAGCATAACCGACATCGTCAACGTGCCGATCATCATGGCGCCGACTGCGGTGCCGGTGCGCAATTTCGGGACGCTTATCCTCGCCGGGCCAAGCCCGGTGATCGATGTCAATGAGCGGCTGCGCGAATACACGACGCTGGATGGCGTGACTGCGGACTTCGGAACCGAGGCGCCGGAATACCTCGCCGCCGATGCCTTCTACGCGCAGTCGCCGCAGCCCTCGGTCCTCTATATCGGCCGGTTCGCGCAGACCGCCTCGAGCGGCGTGCTGCATGGCGGCATCCTGAGCGCGACCCAGCAGATGACGTTGTTGCAGCAGCTGTCGCTGGTGACTGACGGGACGATGCAAATCACAATCGATGGCACGCAACGGCTGGTGGAAAAATCCTCCGCGCTGCTGACCTCGGGCGTGTTTACCGCAGCCGCGCAAGGCGCGCTCCTGACTAACTTGCAAGGCATCGCGAACGGCGCGTTTGCGCTGACGATCAGCGGCACCGCCGTCGATACCGGGCCGATCAGCTTCGCCGCGATCACCACGCTCGAGGAAGCGGCGGAGGCGATTCAGGCGGCGGCGACCATCAGCCCGCTCGCGACGGTGACGTGGAACGCGACGACCGGGCAGTTCGTGCTGGCGACGATCGCGACGGGCGGCACGCAGTCGGTGACCTATGCCTCGGCTCCTGCGGCGGGGACCGATATCAGCGGCATTCTGCAGCTTGCCGCCGGCAGCGGCGCGACCGTGACGCAAGGTGCCGACGGCATGAACTTCTCCGGGATCACCAACCTGAACGGAGCGGCGCAAATCCTGTCATACGCGCTGAGCGGCGGGGTCTGCGTGTGGGACGGCACGCGGTTCAACATCACCTCGGTCTCCTCCGGGCCCACCTCGACGGTGTCCTACGCGACCTCGGCCGGGGTCGGCCAGGATGTCTCGGTGATGCTGCAACTGACGTCGGGAGTCGCCTCGGTGCCGGTCGGCGGGATCGCCGCCGAAACGGCGCTGGCCTGCGCCAACGCGCTGCGGGCGCATCCGGAGTGGTATGCGCTTGCTTTCGCGCTGACGACCGACATTGCCCAAAGCGACTATGAGGCGGTGGCATCGTTCATCGAAGGCTGCTCGCCGCCGAGCGTCTTTCTCTACACGACACAGAATTCGCAGGCGCTCGATCCGACCGTGACGACCGATCTGCCCTCGGTGCTGATGGGCGAATCGTTGCAGCGGAGCTTCGGGCAATACAGCTCGGCAAGCCCCTATGCGGCGGTCTCGCTATTCGCCCGGTTCGCGACGATCGACTTCCAGGGCAGCAACACGATGATTACCGGCAAGTTCAAGCAAGAGCCGACGATCCTGGGCGAGGTGCTGACCGAGAACGAGGCGGCGGCGCTGAAGGGCAAGAACTGCAACGTCTTCGTCTATTACAGCGTCGGCGTCTCGATCGTGCAGGAGGCGGTGATGGCGAACGGCTACTTCATCGACGAGCGGATCGGGATGGATGCCTGCGCCAATCAGGTGCAGACCGATCTGTTCAATGTGCTCTACCAGGCGCCGAAGGTGCCGCAGACCGATGCTGGCGTGCATCTGCTGGTGACGACGGTGGCGAACTCGTTGGTGATCTTCGTCAATAACGGGTTCATCGCGCCAGGGCAGTGGAACGGGCCGCCGATCGGGCAGTTGCAGACCGGGCAGCAGTTGCCGCTCGGCTACTACATTTTCGCGCCGTTGGTGGCGAGCCAGCCGCAGTCGATCCGTGAGACGCGCGTCGCGCCGACCCTGCAGGCGGCGATCAAGCTGGCCGGGGCGATTCACTTCGCGGAATGTATCATCAGCGTAAATAGATGAGCGTAACGACTTAGCGCGGCGCGCGTGCGGTGAGCCATTCGTCCATGGTCTTGTCGCCCTTCGATGTGTTGCACGGATGACAAAGGCATTGGAGGTTGTCCGGCCAGTTTGTGCCATGTCGGCTGAGCGGAATGATGTGATCGACATGGAAGCGGCGAAGGAGATCGGTGCCGCATCCGTTGCAGTGGTAGCCTTGCTGTTCGAGTAGCCGCTCGATGTCATCTTCTGTGAAAGAGCCGGGGGCGGACACGAGGCGTGCCCGGTACCGCGCTGCGATGGCCAGACGCTTGACCGGGTTGTTTTTGCACCATTGCCTTCCGGCTTCGGCGTGTGCCTCTGGGTTGCTTAAGCGCCAGCGTCTACTGAATAGCGTCGCGCGTTCCTGGTTCTCGCGGCGCCATTGGCGGAAGTATTCGCGCGAGTGGTCAAGGTTCGCCTGTCTCCATGCTTTCTGACGCTGAGTGAATTCCTCGCGTTTCGCCTTTTGTCGAGCGAGGAAGTGATCATTGCCACACTGAGTGCATAAGCCGGAGATCGTCCATCGCGCGACGATGTGCCCGCGCAAGCATGGCTTGCCGGTGAAGTAGCGCCGGAGTCCCAGCGACTTCGCGTTCTGTCTGCTGATAATGTCCATGCGGATATTATACAGCATTGTTAAGCACTTGGCAAAAGGAGGGTGTGCTATCGCAACGTATTCGTTCATGGATGTTCAGGCGTCCATTGTCGGTCCGGGAGGCTCCTTTTCATTGGGCTACGGGTCTGGGAACTCCGAGGAAGCTATTTCCATTGCGATGACGGAAGACAAGTCAACGATGACCGTCGGCGCCGATGGGTCCGTGATGCACTCGCTGCATGCCGGCAACAGCGGCACGGTGACGCTGCGCTATCTGAAGACCGCGCCCACTAATAACCAGCTTGCCGTGATGTATGACTTCCAGCGCGTGTCGTCGGCGCTGTGGGGACAGAATACCATCGTGATTTCCGACCCGGCGAGAGGCGACACGATCACCTGCACGCAATGCGCGTTCCAACGTTGGCCGAATGTAACCTACGCGAAAGATGGCGGCGTGCAGGAATGGGCGTTCCATGCCGGGCGGGTCGATGGGCTGCTCGGCGATGGAACTGGGGTCTCGTGATGTTGGAATTCATCGTCGGCGAGCATCACTACCGGGCGCGCAAGATGAACGCGTTCCAGCAATTCCATGTGGCGCGTCGGCTGGCGCCGGTAATCAGCGAGGTGCTGACGATGGGCGATCTGCTGGCAAAGGCCGGCGTAGTCGCGCCGCCGGCCGATGGTGAGGAACCGCCGGCGCCGGACCTGGGCAAGTTGATCGTGCCGTTCGCTGACGCGCTGTCGAAGGTCTCCGATGGCGACTGCAATTATGTGCTGGGCGCGTGCCTGTCGATGGTGCAGCGACAGCAAGGCGGCAACGGCCAGGGGCCGGCGACCTGGGCGGACATATGGAGCGAACGGGCCAAGGCGATGATGTTCGAGGATATCAACGCGATGCCGCCGATGATGGAAATCGTGATGCACGTTCTGCAGGACAACCTGCTCGGTTTTTTCGGCGCCGCGCCGCCGGGGCCGGTAGCGGCTTTGTCGGCTCTGAGGCCTCCCCAGCGGTCCGTTATGTGAGCCTGCCGGACGGCGAGGGCTACCTGCTGCGGCCGTCTGTCAAGGGGATGTATCGTATGGAATCCCTGCTGGACGGCACGCTCAGCCTCGAGGACGTGATGCTCGCCAACGACTATCTCGACGTGATCGATGAGAACGAGCGACGCTACCTCGTGTGGCGCCAGCAAAATCCGGGAACCTGATGGCTGGCGATGTCATCGGCGTCAGCACCAGCCCGTCGGCCGGCAGGCCAGTCGCGGCGCTTGGGGAGTCGCCCTATGGGTCCGGCCCGCTGTGGACGCGCTGGTGGAACCTGACGCTGGGCGATCAGCCGGGCAACACGGTGAACCTGTCGCAGTTCCACATCCAGTTTTCCGTGGATCAGGGCGCTTTTCAATCGCCGTGGCGGATGGAAGCGACGGTGATCAATGTGCCGCGACAGCTCGCGTTGCAGATCACTCAACAATATACCTATGTTGCGCTTGCGGCGGGATGGCAGAAGGTACGCCGGGGCGTGCTGTTCGGCGGACAGGTCACTTATTTCGAATATGGCAAGCTCTCGCCAACCGAGACGTTTCTGCGCATCTATGCCGCGACCGCCGATCAGGCGACCAATCAGGGCTTTATCAATCAGACCTTGGCGGCAGGCTATACCTCGAATGATGTGGTCGCAGCCGCGCTGAAAGCCCTGGCTCCCTATGGCGTGACGGCGGGCTACATCTCCCCGCTGCTGCCGAACCAGAGCCCACGCGGGCGCACATTGGCCGGTCAGCCGAGGGACATCCTGCGCGACCTGGCACAGAGCGAGAATGCCCGCGCCTGGATTGACGGGGACAAGAGGCTGAACGTCGTGAAGGGCGGTGACACTGGCTATCAACCGGGGGTGATTCAGATCAACCAATCCAACGGCCTCGTGATGATCCCCTCGCAACAACCAGGGCAGGGGATCACCCTGCGGAGCCTGATGAACTACCAAATACTTCCGGGCATGTTCGTCCAGTTGAACCAGAACGACGTCAATCAGGTGGCAGGATCGTCTGGCGGGCCTAATGCGGATATCAGCAAGCAGCTTGATATCGGCAGCATCGTGCCGTGGAGCACCGGGATTTTTCAGGTCTACACGGTGCGCCACACGGGCGATAGCCGTGGCAATCCTTGGTACACGGAGGTCGTTACCATGCCGACCAATCCCGAGAAAGTGCAGATGGGCGTCGGTTGATGGCTGACACGCTGCAAGAGTTTCTGGTCTCGATAAAATACGCCATAGACGGCGCCAGCCAGGATCGGTTCCTGCAAGGGTTGGCGCGCGTCGCGACCGGGACGACCGGCCTGGCCGCGACGGTGACGGGTCTGATCGGCGGTCTGGTGGCGCTGGGCACGAAGCTCGCCGAGACCGGGGAGCACTTCTATTGGATGAGCCAACGGCTCGGCGCATCGACCGGGGACATCATTGCGGCCTCGGATGCGATGACGATGCTGGGGGTTTCGTCGTCGGCGGCGCGGCAAAGCCTGGAAAGTTTCGGCTACTTCTTGCGGAGCTATGGGCCGGCGGCGACCGGGTTCCTGCGCGCGTTCGGGGTGACGGCAACTGATCTCGACGGCCAGATGCGCCAGCTCGGGCAGACCTTTGCGCGGATGGGAGGCACCCAGCCCGGCTCCTACGGCTACGCGATGGCGCTGCGATTGGCGCAGCGTTTCGGCATTGACGAAATGACGATGCGCGGCATGGCCTCGGGGGATTTCGCGAGGCAAGACGACGCCAGGAAGCGCTTGCAGCGCGAGGTGTGGGGCGTCGGGACCGATGCGGAGGCGAGCCAGCGCACCGGCCAATACGCGGCGCAGGCGCACGACTTCATGAACCTGATGCGGCAGTTCGGTTTCATCATGGCCGATCTGTCGCGCTACTTTGCGTCAGACTTGTTTCGCAAGCTGATGCCGTCGTTGACCGACATCATGAAGGTGCTCGAGGCGCACCTGCCGCAAATCCGTTCTCTGCTCGACGGATTGGCAACCGCCGCTGGTGTGCTGTTCACCGCGTTCGACGCGGTGGTGCAGGTGATAGGTGGCATGGTGGATGCCATCGAGAGCCTGCCGCAATGGGTGGATGGTATCGCAAAGGCGTTGCTAGTGATTGTCGGCCTGGGCTCGCCGTTTGGGCGGATGCTGCTGATGATGACGGTGCTGATGGGGTTCGTGAACGATTACATGATGTTCAAGCAATACGGCGCGAAGGCCTCGTATTACGATTGGGGTGGCGTTGAGAACTTCCGCAAGGGCTTCGATGACACGATCAAGGGGCTGACCGGGATCAATCACGCGCTGGAATTGATCGCCGGGACCCTGGGGACGATCGCCATGGTCTTCGGTCCCGGCGTGTTCGTACGCGGCGTGCGGGGACTGGTGCGGCGAGCGTGGCGCTTGGGGCGCCGCTTGCTGGGGGGCGGTGCCGCCGCTGGCGAGGCGGCGGCGGGTGGCGAGGCCGCGGCCGGTGCCGGTGCTGCCGAGGCAGGAGAAGGGGCGGCAGCAGCCGGTCTAGCGGCCGGACCGGTGGGATGGATCGCCCTTGCCGCCGCGGCTATCGCTGCCGGGATCACCGCCTATTTCGCGTCGGATAGTTTCCGCAAGGCAGTGAATGATTTCCTTGCCGGAGCGGCCGATTCGGCCAAGATCGCCGCCACCTCGATCTGGGAATCGATCGAGCAGATGTGGCAGGCAGCGACCTCGGGCGCTGCCGACATGGACCCGACAATGGGTTCCGTGCAGGGCGGCGCAGGGGGCTGGCTCGCCCAGAAATGGCGCGACCTGACCAGCGGGCCGGGCGGTCTGGGTCCGGTCGGGCCGGCCGCTGGTGCCGGGGCGCTGCGCGACAAGCTGATGGCGCAGTTCGGTATCTCGAAGGATATCGCCGCCGCGATGGTGTCGAACCTTCAGGCAGAGAGCGGGCTGCATTCGGATATCACCTATGGCGGCGGCGGCTATAACCCCGCGTCCTCGCGGGCCTACGGACTGGCACAGTGGACCGGATCGCGGTTGAAGGCGTTGCAGGCTTTTGCGGCGGGGCGCGGCCTCGACATTACCAAGGAAGATACGCAACTCGCCTTCATGGCGTCGGAATTGCGCAAGCCGGAATATGCCGGGGTGCTGGCTTCGATGCGCGCTGCCGCCGCGCAAGGCGCGTCGCCGCAGCAGCTCGCCGACATCTTCTTCGAGGGCTACGAGTCGGGCCACGATCCGGGGCTGGAACGCTACCATGCGGCCCATACCGGCGCGGCCAACGCGATTGCCGCGCTGCCTTCAGAACATCCGGTAGTGGCGGCGGCCGGCGGTGGCGGAGCGACGATCCACCAGCAGACGAATATCAGCGTGACCGCGCCGAACGCGGAGGCGGCCGCGCACCGAACGGCGCAGGAACAGACACGGGTGAACCAGGATCTCGTGCGCAACGCCGGAGCAACCTACCGATGAGCGGCGCGCTGGCTGCGTTGGCGACGCTGGGCACGGTGGTAAGCCCGCTGCAGGGCCAGCTAGCAAGCGTGCTCGGCACTGGCTCGCCGGTCGGGGCGCTGTTCGGCCAGCCGCGATCGATCGGCACGATCATTCCCGACGTTACGATCGAAGAAAGCTTCTCCGACCGGGTGCAAGTGACACAGCACCCGCGGGCGTCGGGCACGCCGATGAACGATCATGTGTACCGGCAGCCGCGGACTGTGGTGATGCGCTGCGGCTGGAGCAATTCCAACGTGGTCGGCTCGGTGGTGAGCGGGGCGATTTCGGGCGGCCTGTCCGGCGCGCTCTCGGGACTGACGTCGAGCTTTACCGAGACGCGGGTGATCGATGTCTATCAGCAGCTTCTCGCCCTGCAATTCGATCCATCGAACACGACCGCGCCGGTGACACCGTTCAACGTGCAAGCCGGCAAACGGACTTACCAGAACATGGTGATTGCCGAGATCGGCGTGCGCAACGACTCGAAGACGGAATACGCGCTGATCGCGGACATCCATCTGCAAGAGGTGATCACGGTCTCGGCGACGGTGACGCCGGCGCCGTCCTCGAACGAACAGTCGATGCCGCAGAAGACCGCCGCGACCGCCAATGGCGGCGCCCAGCAACCAACGCCGCAATCTTTCTTCAGGAGCATTGGCGGACCGCAGACGTTGATCGGCGCTCCGGCAGCGCCGCCGTCCGTGCCATGAGCGGGAGCAGTGCGCCGACGGTCTTCGAAATCCCGCTGGCGGCCCAGCCGATGACGTTCACCATCCCGCTCGGGGGTGTGACCTATGAGCTGACGATGGTCTATCGGGACGCGACCGAGGGCGGATGGAGCCTCGACATCGACGATGGGTATGGCAATCCAATTCTGTGCGGTGTGCCGCTGGTGACCGGCGCCGATCTGCTGGCGCAATACGCCTATCTCGGTATCGGTGGGCAGTTGTGGGTGCGCAGCGATGGCGAGCCCGATGCCGTGCCGACATTCGCCAATCTCGGTCAGGTGCCGGGCGGTCACCTCTACTGGATACCGAACCCATGAACGACCCTGCGATTGGCCCGCTGGACCCGCGCCAGCGATCGACCGATGACCTTGAGGCGCTGCAAACCGCGATGGATGGGCGGCAGACGCAGTTGCACACGATGATGCCAGGACAAATCGTGAGCTATAATGCCGCGACGGTGACGGCCGTGGTGCAGCCCGCGCTACAGGTGTTCCGCACGCTGGCTGACGGCTCGCGTCAGCCGACGACGCTGGCGCCGATCCATGATGTGCCGGTGCATTTCCCAGGCGGCGGCGGTCATATCCTGACCTTTCCGGTCGCGGGCGGCGATGACTGCATGCTGGTCTTCGCCGAGCGCAGCATCGACAATTGGTACCAGCATGGCGGCGTGCAGCAACCGTCGGACTGGCGGATGCACGATATCACCGACGCGTTCGCTCTGGTGGGAGTGCGGAGCCAGCCGCACGTGCCGAATGGGGTGTCATCGAGCACCGTGCAGTTGCGGAGCGATGACGGCAAGACAGTCATTCAGGTGGACGGGCCAAATCAGGCGATCACGCTGTCGGCGGCCAATACCGCCGCGGTGGTATTTCTCAATCCGCAGGGGACGATTGTCGGCGCCCCTGGCGGCAACCTCGGTGTGCTGGGGGCGCAGCCGATCCCGCGCGGGGTGATTACCGGAGCGAAGCAGAACAACGCGGCGCTGACCAGCCTGATCCACTTCCTGGCGCAGCGCGGAGACATCACGGACCAGACGACGTAGACCGAAGGGGCTGCGTGATGTATGTTATGGGATGCAGAGCGATTATTATGTCTATGTATTGTTCGACCGGCAAGGGCTGCCTTATTACGTAGGCAAAGGTCGCGGGCATAGGCTGTCGAGACATCCCGATGTTCCCAAAGTCAAGGTTCGCGAAGGTCTCTCGAATGAGGCGGCGCTGAAAATCGAACGAGCATTCATCTTCGCGCTTGGTCGCAGGCCGGACGGTCTCCTGATCAACAAGAACTACGGCGGTGCTGGGTTCGTGGACTGGTCGGCCGATCATCGAGAGATGATGCGTCAGAGAATGCTAGGCAAGCAGTATGCTCTCGGTTATCGGCACACCCCGGTGACTATTGAGAAAATCCGCGCGGAGAGCGCCGGAAGGAAATACCCGACCCGCAAACCAGCCAAGTGGTCTCATCCGATGTCCGAGCAACAACGCGCCGCGATGAGCAAACGAGAGACTGGCAGAAAGCGGTCTGCGGAAGATCGAGCGAAGATCAGTGCCGGGATGATAGGTCATGAGGTTTTGCCGGAGACTCGAGCGAAGATCGGGAAAGCTCACGCTGGGAAGAAGCTTTCGACAACAACGATCGCAAAGCTGCGAAAGGTTTCTGGCGACAATACAAGGGGCAAAGTCTGGATCACTGACGGATCGGTTGACCGGCGTGTTGCGCCTGATGAGGTGATATCAGAAGGGTGGCGACGCGGTCGGACGACAAAGCCGTCATCCGAAAGGATGAGCGAGGTCGCCACCGCCATGTGGGCAAGAAGGAGGGCCGCCCAATTCGTTACCGAAAGCTAGACCTTCAAGGAGATTACAGTTTTGGCCAGGGTCAGGGGAATTTCTGGATCAATGTGCCCGACGCGGTCGGCCAATACGTGCTGACGCGGTTGAACTTGTGGCAGTCGCAGTGGTTCGCCGACCTGACGCAAGGGGTGCCGTGGGAAACCCAGGTGCTTGGGGTGCGCACTCAGGCGACGCGCGACCTGACCGTGCAGGCGGCGATTTCGCAGACGCCTGGCGTGCAGGACATCGCCGACTATGCCTCGGCGGTGAACCCGAACACGCGGACCTTTGCGGCGGCGGCGGTGATCGACACGATCTATGGAGCCGCCACGGTGGTCGCGCCTGCGCTGCCCGCGACGGTGCCGCCGCTGCCGCCCGTGGCGTCCGGGGCGGCTGGCGCCGGAGTGCTCGCTCTGCGCGGCGGGGCGGCGCCGCTGACCGGGACCGTGATGCAGCCTGCCGACCTGACGCAGCCTGGGCAGCAAAACATCACCGGGTTCCAGGTGACGGCGGTCGATGGAGGGCGGTACTGATGCGCCAGATCGTGCTGCGGCCGTCCGGGGTGGTGGTGCTGCCAGGGGGACAGCGGTTAGACATGGCCGTGCCGCCCGTGTCGCAGGCCGTGGGGCCGGTATCGGCCCGAGCCCCGGTGACCGCCCGCCCTGCCTTGGTGACGCCCCTGGCGGCCCCTGTGGTCGCGGCGACCTCGGTGGGCCTGGTGCCGGCGGCGGGGACTCTGGTGACATCGACGCCGGCCGACCTGCTGGTCGGGCCGGAAGCGGCGATCAGCGACTTCACCATCATCTCGCTCGATTCAGGCACGTGGTGAACACCATGAGCGAACCACGGAGCAATTCGAGCGAGGTCGAGAACAGGGAGGCGGCCTACTTCGCGCTCTGCCTGTTGATGCCCCGGCAGATGGTCGAGGCCGAGGTGCGCAAGCGCGGCGGCGTTGATGTCGGCGATCGCAAGGCGATGCGAGAACTGGCGTCGCTGTTCGGGGTCGAGCCGACGCTGATGGCGTACCGGCTCGGACAACTCGGCGCCCGGTGATAGAATGTCGGGCGCCACGACCTCGCCGACCGCGGCCTATGTGGACGCGACCGGCATCCATGCGCCGGCCTATAGCGACATCGTCGCGTATCTGAACGGCCAGTTTCAGGCGATCTACGGCGCTGATATCGTGGTGACGCCGGACAGCCAGGACGGGCAACTGATCGGTATCTACGCGCTCGCGATCAGCGATGCCAACGCGGCCTGCGTCGCGGTCTACAACAGCTTCTCGCCCGCGACCGCGCAAGGCACCGGGCTGTCGTCGAATGTGAAGATCAACGGGATGGCGCGCGAGGTCGCGTCCTATTCGACCGTGCAACTGCTGCTGGTGGGTCAGGCGTTCATCGTGATCACCAATGGCGCGGCACAGGATCAGGCCGGCAACATCTGGAACCTGCCGGCATCGGTCGAGATACCGGCCAGCGGTGAGATCACGGTGACGGGGACGGCGGCGGCAGCGGGAGCGATCACCGCGCCGGCCGGGTCGATCACGCAGATCGCCACGGTGACGTTAGGCTGGCAGAGCGTGACCAATCCGGCGGCGGCGATCCCCGGCGATCCGGTCGAAGATGATGCGCAGTTGCGGGTGCGGCAGAGCTATTCGACCGCCGCGCCTTCGGTCACCGTGCTCGCCGGGATCGTCGGCGCGGTGCTGGCGCTGCCGGGCGTGACGGCCTGCGTGCCCTATGAGAACGACACCAGCACGGACTACACAACGACAACACCGCCCGCCGGTGAGGGACCGTTGCCGCCGCATTCGATAGCGCTGGTGGTGCAGGGTGGCGACCCGGTGGCGATCTGCCAGACGATGCTGCTGCACAAGACGCCGGGGGCCTACACCTACGGCACGACGCGGAACACGGTGAACGATGTCTACGGGCTGCCGCATGACATCGGATTCTATATCCCGACCGCGGTTGCAGTCGGCGTCAACATCGCGTTGAAGGCCGGGGCCGGCTATTCGAGCGTGATCGGCGTCGCGATCAGCGAGACGGTGGCGGCCTATATCACTGCGCTCGGCTCGGGCGAGGATGTGGTCTGGTCGAAACTGTGGCTGCCGGCGAACCTGTGCGACGCCTCGGGCGTGCCGACCGGCGCGACGGGCACTTACGACATCAGCGCGATCACCCTGGGGACGCCAGTCGACCACACCGGGGCGAGCTATGCGATGACGAACATCCCGGTGACGCTGTTCGAGATCGCCACATGTCAGGCGGCGGACGTGATCCTGACGGTTTCATAAAGGAGGACACCCATGCCAATGTCGTTCTATGCCGGCCTGCGGCCCGGCTCGGTGCCGATGATCGGGGCCACTCTGCAGGTCCACATGATCGCGGACGACCAGGCGATGACCTCGATCTGCGGTCAGGTTGCGACGTATGGCTGGTCGGCCGGCACGACGCCCGCGTTGCAGACGGACTTGTCGCAGGTGACGTGCGGGGCGTGTCTGGCGGCACTGACGCGACATTTCCCGGCATCCTAGAGTGGCGGCGCGCCACGCGCCAGCAAGGCGTTAAACTCCGGCGTAAATGTCAGCGTCTCATGGCACACCAGCACCATCGCCGCTTCTGCTTCCGTCAACCGCAACTCCCACGACTGGTATGTGCCGCCATCCTCGCGCTGGAACCATGAGAGCTTGATGCCATCGGGACCACCGCGTTCCAGTTGCATGCCGTAAATGTCACGTGCCGTTCGTCCTCCGGCCGATGCGGTCATAGCGGATCGATCCCCTCGCGTAGTGCGAGATCAAACCACCGGCTGAAGTCACGTCGCGTGGTGAGCTGGTCGATGCTGGCGCGCAGCAGATCGATCTCGGGACCCTGCCACGGGCCTGCCATCCACTGACGCAGATAGGCGCGTAGCGCGCCGACATGCGCCGGCGTGAGGTCGCCGCCAGTCAGATAGTTCTCGATGGCGGGGCGCAAGACGCCGGACGTCTCGTGCATCCAGTAACCGAGCAGCATGACGATGACCCTGTCTGACTACCTCAATCTGATCACGCCATACCACGCGCAGCGCCCGCGTTTCGTCAATATGATCGCGGTGCTGGTGCAAGCGCTGGTCGATGCCCAGACCATGCTCGGGCAGATGACCGCGGACTTCGATCTGGATACCGCGATCGGCGTGCAGCTCGATATCCTCGGCCAGTGGATCGGGCGGTCGCGCTACCTGCAACTGCCGATCACCGGGGTCTATTTCACCTTCCACATGCCGGGCGACGCCGATGCCCGTGATGGCTTCGACCAGGGGATCTGGCTCGGCCCCTATGACCCGACAACCGGGGTGGTGGCGCTGCCGGACGACACCTATCGCAAGGTGTTGCAGCTACAGGCGATCGCCAACGAATGGGACGGCACGCTGGGGTCGATCCAGGCGGCGTTCAACACGGTGTTCCCCGGTGTGGCGGTGCAGGACCGAGGCGATGTCGCCGGCGGGCTGATGTCGATGGACGTGCTGATCCCCGGCGTCGAAATGAACAGTCTGTTGCTGGGGGTGCTCTCCCAAGATTTCCCGATAAAACCCTCTGGTGTTCACGTGAATATCATCGAGACAACGATCTCGACGCAACCGATCTTCGGGTTCGATGTCGATGGTGCGATCATCGGCGGTTTCGATGAGGGAGCTTGGGGCAAAGTGATCTTGTCGGCTTAAAGTTGGAGTTCGCCCTGCTTGGTAGAGTGAGCGCGTTGTTTGGCTTGCAATGTTTTCCGCGCAAGCCCTTGCAGTGATTCCATCGCTATTCTTGCTTGCATCAGACGCTCGCCGGTGAATGTTCGACCTTTCAAGGCCGCGCTGATCTTTCTTTTTGTCTCTGGGGAACATGGCTTGCGTTTGATACCTTTGTGGGATCGGCTCATTTTCTTGCGCGTCGCTGGGGAAGCCTTCTGTCCGGTGTTGATCGCTGCGAGATGCGCGCGCACAGCTTCGGATCGCTTCTTGCCGCGGTTTCCAACACCAATCTTGGCACGAATATCGATAGGCATCGTCCAACCTGTTGCACCTGCTCCATCGCTTTTATTGGCTAGTGGGCCAGAGGGATACCGCCCAATAGCGGCGATCAGCGCCCTTTCAGTGACTATCGCTTGTTCCTGGGTTAGATGTTCGCGGACTTTGACTTTAGGGATGTCGGTCCAGCCATTGGCCCGCATCCTGGCGATGATACGATTCTTGTGTGACCGCGCCTTCGATGGTCTGCGCTCGTGATCGTACCAACGGTTGCCTTGGCCGAGACCGACATAGAACGGAACGCCGGTCTCGCGGAACAACACATACACGTAGTATGTTAAGCCAGCCTTGCTCATGGGGTTCTCCGTGAGTGAGGTGAGGGCCGGGCCGGTGCAGCAACACCAGTCCGGTCCGTTTTGTTTAACACGTAGTGATACATGGTGGCAACGATGGCCGAGGTGGACTTTGTCCCGTTTGCATTCGACCCGGCCGCGAATGTATTGGATTTGCCGGATTACATTAACGTTTCTGTTTCGACTTGGCGTCAGCTTGGTTTCCAGACCGGCACCGCACTGTCGCCGAACCTCAATCGTGTCTGGCGTCAGGCGTCGCTGATCGCCTCGATGGTGGCGCAGTTCGCCTCGGTCGAAACCGGCAATGACATGATCGACGATGGCAGTACGACCGGGCAGGCGAACCTGCTGAGCACGTTCACCGCGGCGGTGAAGGCGGTCGGCGGTTCGGGGTTCACTGGCGCCTACCTGCCGCTCGCTGGCGGATCGCTGACCGGGCCGCTGACGATCACCGGGCAGGCGAACGCGCTGACGATCAATGCGGGGACCGGACAGACCGCCTCGATCGTGATGAATTCGCAGCCGGGCGCGGTGGCGTTTCTGCTCGGCCAGTCGAATGCGACTGCGAGATGGTTGCTGGAACTGGTGGATGGCACTCCGCAAGGCGGCGCCAATCAGGGCGGCAATTTCGCGCTCTATCGCTACACCGATGCCGGGGTGCTGATCGACAGTCCCTTGTCGATCGCGCGCAATAGCGGGATCGCGAATTTCAACACGACACCCACCGTCGCGGGCGGCCCGATGCCGTTCCTGCCGATCACCGGCGGGACACTGAGCGGGCCGATGTCGGTCGGCGGTACGGGCATCAGCTACGCGGTCGCCCCGGAGGGGGCGGCCCACCGGATCGGGTTCGGCTGGAACGGCTCGGCGGCCGAGCTGATGGTGGACGGGACGAACCAGGGCTTGCTGGCAACGGAGGGATACGTGGGGGCGGTCGCCGGCGCCTACCTGCCGCTCGCCGGAGGCACCCTGACCGGCAGCCTCACGGTGGACGGCAACCTCTATGTTGCCGGGAGCGCACAATTCAACTATATCGGGTTCGGCAACATTGTCGCTTTCGCGGCCTTCTCCGACAGCACGAACAATTACCTACAATGGCAATCGGGCTGGTACGACTATTTCAGCCGGACGACTGGAACGCGCGCATGGGTTGGCAACAGTTCGTGGGCGATGACGCTGGACGGCAGCGGCAACCTGACTACGCCTGGGTTCATGTGGAGCAGCAATGGTCGAGTGATATCGAGCGGCGGCCAGCCGTCGGTCACGATGACGATCGGGACTTTTGCCGCCGGCTTCTGGGTGGGTGGCGACGGATTGTGGTTCGGCCAGCTCGATGGCTCGGGAAACCCGTTCAGCGGCCACATCCGGATGCAGACCGGCGGCGTGCTCGAGGTCTGGCCGGCGTCGTATTTCTATTCGAACCTGGATTGCTCGACGACGGTCTATGCAGCCAATTTCATCGAATCTGGTGTCGAGCTTGTCACCACGAACAACGACGGCCGCGTGCGCGCGATGGGTATGAGCGGCGGCTCTCTGGCCTGGGTCGACTCGGACGGCTCAGGGTGGCTCGCCAACACCTACCGCAGCGACCCGATATTCAAGAAGAACATCCGCGAGGCCGACGACTTCGACAGCCTGGGGGCGATCAGCCGCTTGCCGATCCGGGCGTTCGACTGGCGCGATGAACGGTTCGGGACGCATGTGGCGAACGGTTTCGTCTCGACCGACCTGCGCGCGGTCGGTATGACCGACGCGGTGCGGCGCTATCCGTGGAAGGACGGCCAGGACGCCGACCACCTCGATATTCTGCCGATTATAGCGCATCTGTGCCGCGCGGTGCGGCAGTTGAACGCCAAGCTGGAGGGCCTGCGATGAGTGATGAGCTGAAGCCGCCTGTCATGCCTATGCCGCCGTTCGCGATCGTCGAGCACGACTGGCGGCCGACGGTGCCGCCCCGGCCGAAGCCTTCGCCGACGCCTGCGGTCAATCCGCCGGTGGAGCCGCCCGACCCGCAAGCGCCTGACCGATGAGCAACCTGCCCGACCGTAGGAGGGGACGCATGCCGCAGCCGCGCAATCCGGACATCAGCCTGACCCTGGACATGGAGGCGGTGAACAAGATGCTGCGCATTCTGGGCCGCCAGCCGTTCGAGGACGTGGCGGATCTGATCATGGACATTCGCCAGCAGGCGGCGCCGCAGTTGCAGCAGGCGGCGTCGGCGAACGGCGAGGATCGCCCGGACGACCGGCCGCACTGATCCTAGATACATCGCTGTTGCTTGCCTTGCCCCCGGCGGTGCGGCCCACCGTCGGGGGTTTTTTTTATGCCTTGCGCTCGAGCAGCAGGAGGACGCGGTCGATCTTCTCGTCCATGGTGCTGATGCGGTCGGCGAGAGCATCGAAACGGGTTTCGAGGATTGCCATGCGCCGTTCCATCCCGCCGATCCGGCCTTCGATGCCGCCGATCCGGTCCTCGATCGTGGAAAAGCGATCGCCGAGGGAGATCATGCGCCGGCGAACATCGGCGACGTCTCTCTGCGTCGCATCCAGCCGGCGGCCGATGAATTCCAGCGATACAGTGTCGTCCATCATGCGTATCCCTTGCGCCGCTTGCGGGTGAGATAGGTCTCGGCGGCGGCCTGTGCCTGGGTCTCGGACGGGAACGGTTCGGCGCGGACGGCGCCGGAGCAGCCGATGCGGCCCCATTCATGGACGACCGACCAACGGGCGTCGAGCATCGCCTGGACGCCGATGGCGTGATACCGCGCCTCGTTGCGGGCCGGATTGCGGCGGCGGATGACGATCATCGCGGAATCGTACGCGGGCCGGACTCCGGGCGTCAACGGGCTTCGGTCATTCCACGCCTTCCTCTACGGCCTGCCACGGCGCTCGCGGACTTCCGGGGTCGGTGCCATGCGCGCGACCTCCTCGATGGAGAGCGGCTTGCGCCATTGCCGCGTGACCAGCGCCACCTCACGTTCCTCGCCGTCCGGCTCGATCGCCGGCTCATGACTGCCGCACTGGCGGAATATGTGGTCGCGGATTGCCTCAATGCGGCGATGCACGGTCGGGCTCCAACGGAGCACCGGCACCGGACGGCGCCGCTCCTGCTGGCACAGGCTGAGGTGCCACAGGGGACGACCGCCGGCATACACCGCTCATTCGAGACCAATGTTGACCGTCAGACAGGCGCTCACCTCATCCTGCGCCGATGCCCACCAATAGTGCTCTACGGTGATATGCTTTTCGGGGTCGAACACCGGGTGGGCCAGGGCGAATTCGATCTGCGATCTCATGGGATTCCTCTTGCGTGGCTACGGTGGGGTGTGCGAACGGGCCGTCGGACAAAACCGGGGGTGTGTATGAACGGGGTGTCGGACAGGGACGATGACGTAGGGCCGTGGACGATCCGGACAATGGCGCGGGCGAGAAGCGAGGCGGCGGTCGCGGCGGCACAGCGGGCGGGCCAGACGGTCGGCGCCTGGGTCGGTGAGGCGATCGCCGAGAAGATCGCCCGCGAGCGTGAGCCGATCGACGGCGATGTGCTGCCGCCGAACGGTCTTGCCGTGATGGCCTCGCCACCCGCCGCCACGGGCGATCCGCCGGTGACGATCGCCATGATCGGCCACGCGGTCGAAATAGCCGCCCGGCTGGCGGACCTGACCGGCAAGCCGCTGCGGTCGAATTCGCGGCTTGCGATCATGGCGCGGCGGCGTCTGACGACGCTGTTGGACATGTCCGACTAAGCGGCTGACGCTCGCGGCCGGAAGACCTGAAACGCCATGCGGCAGTGCTCGAGGCAATAGGACCGTCCTGGCTCCGATTCCCGATCGCAGTAGCGGAAATCCGCGCTGGCCGGATCGCCCATCGGCCAGCAGCAGGGATGGCGGGCGGTGGGATGGTGATCGCGCAGGAAGGGCCGGAGAGCGGGGCGTGGTTGCCCTGTCGCTGGTTTGTGAGGCGGTTTCGGCCCGGCGGGTGGGGAAGACGTGGGGCGTGCCCTGGCCCCCCGTGGCGGCCCCTTGGGGGCCGATGGCGCGCTGGCGAGAGGCGGCGCCGGCGGGCGTGATTGGTTCGGGTTGGGACGCGGCGTCAGACCGAGCCGGTGCCGCTTGCCGCAAATGGCGTTGCGCGAGACGCCGAGCGCGAGGGCGATGGCGCTGGTCTGCATTCCTTCGGCCCATAGCTGGCGCAGGCGCTGCTCCTTGGCGTCGGTCCAGTCGCTATTCGCGATCCGCTTTGTCATTCCGCGGCCTCCTGGATGGGGGCCTCGTCGTCGGACGGATCGGTCTCGTCGTCATACGTCATGTCAGACACATCGACGCCCGGAGCGCCGAATTCGACCGGGCGCCAGTCGGGCATGCGGCCCACCATGCGCTGGAGCACCTCGGCGCGTTTGCCGGTGGTGGCGATGCCATGTGCCCTGGCGATCTCCAACAGCGCCTCGCCCTTGAAGCCGCGGAGGATTTCCTCGGTGTCACAGCGCGGCATGCACTGCGCCGCATCGACCATCGAGGCGATCCATTCGGCGGCCGGGCCGGAGGTGCCGAAATTGGTATTCGGATGGTCGAAGGCGACGATGCCGGCGACGACATCAGCGACGACCTCGGCGATCTCCGCTATGGTCAGGGCTTTGATGTCGCCTTCGGGGTGCAAGAGCCGCCCGGCCAGTTGGCGGGGATCGATCGCCCCTCTGGTGGTGGAAACATTGTCGGCGGTGAAGCAGAATAGCAGCAGACGTACGATGTCTGGCCAGTTGTCCGCCTCGGCCCATTCGGGGATGACGGCTCGCGCGGCTTTGGCGGTGGCCTCGCCTTTCAGGATGGCCAGACTGGTCTGCACGGCCTTGGTGATCGGCTCGCGCTGGGGAGCCGGGATGTCCGACGCGGCGTCCGACATTTCCTGCCCGGTGTCGGACAGAGGGTCGGGCGCGGCCGGCTTGGCGATCGGGATGACGACGCGCTCGACGATGCCGCCGAGGTGATAGCCCTCGCCGCTGACGGCCATGGCGTGCTTGCGTGTGTCGTCCTTGCGCCAGCGCTTGGGGATCTGGTCCCATGCCAGGGCATAGCCGGTGGGCGGGACCAACTCGCCGCGCTTGTCAGTCCGGGCGACGATGATACGGCCCTTCGACTTCTCGGCCTTGGCCTGCAAAGCCTGACGCTGTGCGGCGAGAAAGCCTTGCACGTCGGCGGTGGTGAACTGGTTATCGCTGCCGGGCTCGGCGAACAGGTTCTCGTCGAACCGGACGGCAGCGGTCTCGGTGTCGAAAATGCTGCGGCTGAGCGGAATGCGCTCGCACCGGCACTGGGCGGCGACGGCCCACCAATCTATCTCCTCGTTCTCGCCGTTGCGCCTGCCGGCGACTTGCTGGAACGCCTCGATCTGCACATCGAGCGGCGCCATTGCCATGATGCGCAAGGTCTGGGTTTCCGGCAGATCATCCTCGCGCGAGAGCCGGTCCAGGATCGGCGGAGCGAGCCGGCCGAGCCATTCGAGACGGCGAGCAAAGCGAAGATCGAGCCCGAGTGCGTCGGCGGCGGCGTTGATGGGGAAGCCCTGGTCGATGAGGGTGGCGACGGCCCGCCACTGATCCACCGGATGCATGGTGCGGCGGACCATGTTCTCAGCCGCCGACACCGCCGGTGCGATCTCGTCCTCGTTGTCAGCGCTGATGATGGTTGCGGAGATCGAATGCCAGCCGAGGGAACGACACGCAGCGACGCGGCGAGCGCCCGCGGTGACATAATAGCCGTTCTCGGATGCCGGGGTGGCGCGGACGACGATGGGATGCAACAGCCCGAGCGTGTGGATCGAAGCGGCGAGCAGGTTGATGCTCTCGTCTCGCGGAGAGGTGCGGCGGGCATTGAACGGGTCCGGCAAGAGGGCGTCGAGCGCGATGGTGATGGTTGTCATGGGTGGGTGTCCTTTGATTGTTCGGCACGGCAGCGGATCGCCTGGACCATCCCGGCCTTGGTCAGCCGGAGACGGACGAGGCGACCGTCGAGGTCGTCGATCTGGCGGACGGCAAGCTGCCGCCGCGCCAGCCGGGTGGCCGCGCGAGAGATCGCGGGCTTAGACACGCCGAGGGCCAATGCAGCCTCGGCGGTGGTGATGTCCTGACGCTCGGCCAAAAGCGTCAGGAGCCGGGAGACCGGGCGCGGCATGTCACGCCTCGGTCGGCAGTAGTTTGTTCTTCTCGGTGGCGGCGTGATTGAGGCGGTCGAACTCGGCCGGAGCGGCTTGCCGCAGCGCGGCCATGTGCGGCCGGATCGCCGTGACCAGCTCGTTGAAGCTGGCGCGCGCCGAGAGATCGGAGCCGAGCGCCGCGATGCTGTCGATCATCGCAAGCGCCCATGCCGTCGTGGCCGGGGCCGGAGCCGGCTTGTCAGACGCAGCGTCGGACGTTTTGGCCTGACCGTCTGACGTGTCTGACACCATCAGGTCGGAGAGCCATGCCGGCATGGTGAGACCATTCTCGGCGAACGCCTTGGCGACATGGCGAATTGCCGTAAAGCGCTCGGCGAAGGGAGCCGCGGTGAACAAGGGGCGCTGGACCTCGAGCCAGATCGCCAGATCGAAGCCGGGTACGGATACGATGTTGTCGGCGATCAGGAACGGCCATTTGCGCCAGTCCGGTCCTCCCCGACCGGGCGGCGGCTCAACCGGGGCGGCCCAGAGCGAACCCGGCGCCGCGGTGTCGGTCCCGATTCGTTCAGCTTCTGTGCTCAGTACCTCGGCAAGAACGGCAGCTGGCTCGGGGTATTGCCGGACGGTCTCGAGCGCGTCGGCGTTGTGATAGGCGAGGCTCTCGCGGTCCGGGGGAAAGGTCCTCTCCCACAGCGCGACGAACGCCCTGGCCCATGCCATCGGCATCGTGAAGACCTCGCCGGTCTCGGGTTCGCCCCCGTGATCGAGCAAGCACGCCTCGAAGCCGGCCGGCTTGCGCAACCGCTGGCGCGCGTTTTGGAACGCGACCTTGATGTCGGTTTGCGTGGTCGCCGGGGCGCCATCGACGGTTGCCTTGATGGCAAGCGCGAGCTGGTCGATGTCCTCGGTGGTCGGGGCGCCGCTGACCCGTTCCATGACGGCGTTGACCCAGCGCCAGCCGGCGGGCTGGCTGGAGAAATAGCCGAGGGCCTCGCGGACCCACGCGCTTTGCTTTGGGGGCTGGGCCTGGGTCTGCTGGCGTGGTGGTGGCGGCTGGCCGGCCCCGCGCTGTTGTTGTGCCGGCGCTCGCGGGCTGGACTGCCCGTCGTCGTCGTCGTAGCGCGTCGCGATGCCGAGGGCGGCGCAGAGCAGGGCGCGTTTCTGATAGGTGGCGGTTGATTGATTGCCCTGCACCACGGTCTTGTTGACGGTCCCTTTCGCGCCCGCAGTATCCGCCGGGCTGTCGGCGGTGTTGAACGTCTCGAAATGCCCGCCCCTGTGGGTGAGTTTCAGGACGGTGCGGATCAGGCCATTGTCGAGAAGGTCGGTCGAATAGCTGACCGCGAAGCCGTGCTTGGTCCAGATCGGCGAGCATTCTTCCCAGATGGTCTCGTATCTGGCATAGCGGGACGACGCCTGATCGTTGCGCGCGTCGCGGCCGATGACCGGCAGTTCCTTCTGCATCGCGGGGTGTGCTGCGAAGTAGGCGAGGCGGGCCTGTTCGGCGTCGTCCTGGCGGCGCCATTCGCGCTGGCGCTCCATGACGTTCAGCCGGGTTTCGATCAGCAGGCGCAGCTTGTCGGCGTCGATCGCCGGGTTCTGCGCCGCTTGCATGAGGAAGTCGTCGGCGTCGCTGCCGGCGGCGGTGGCGACGTGCTGGTGGGAGCCGTTGCCGTTGCCGGCTTTGGCGGGAAGCGTTTCAGCGGCGCTCATTGGACTGCCTCCGCCGCGGTACGGGCTGCTTTCTTTCGGGCGAGATAGGCCCTGGTGTTGTGCTGCGCTCTCTCACGTCGGCAGATTCGACATTCCTTTCTGTTTCCCCGAGGGGAGGTGTAAATGTTGTCCCCGGAGAGTGGATGGCCCTTTGGGCAATGCGATCTCGGCACCCTCGTGAAGACAAGGTCTTCAATGGTGCCGATCGCCACATCGTAACGAGCCGCCAGACGTCGCACCAAGCCATATCGGGACTTGCGCGTTCCGGCCGCGGCATAGGTAGCTTTAATCTCCGCGACCTGGGCGTCTGTCAGCTTGCAGGCATGATGACGCTCGCCATACATGCGCGTCCCGTGGCGCACCATATCGGCGTTGTTCTCTCTGGTTGTCTTCCAGGACAGGTTCTCGGCTCTGGCATCTATCCGGCTGCCGTTGTGATGGGCTGCCTCATGCTCCGGTGAGGGGCGTTCGCCGTGGAATGTCGAGCAGATGACAAGATGAAGGTCGATGGCGTGCCGCTTTCCGTTGGTGGAATTCAGCGTTATCTTGAGGTAGCCGCGATCCTTATCGGTCATCGTCTTGAGAGGCGGACGCACCAGCCTGACTAGGCCGGATGGGTGCGCCTCATAGCCTCGGAAGCAAAGGCCGCGGAGATCCGGCACTGGCTTCCAACCGTCGACCGGGAGGTCGGCCGGATACTGACGCCCGCTCATTACCGAACCCCCAAGGTCGCAGTTTCTTTCCACTTTATGCCCGGTATGACGCGGGTCGGCTTGCCGGAGATCGGATCGCGCTGCTTCATTGCGGCTTTGACCGCCTCGTCGTTGACCTGCAGGAATTCGAGGGGGATCTTGTCGAAGTCCTCGATTTCCCAATTCCAGGTAGTGCGCAGCGATGCCTGGGCGCCGTAGTGGCCGACCGTGCGGGACGCGAGCGTCGGCTTGGCGCGGGCGGCGTTTTGGGCGTTCCTGGCGGCATCGGCCGCCCAGGCAGCCTCCTCAAGCGCCTGCGTGGCGGTGATGCCGAACAGGCTTTTACTGGTGGCCTCGCGTGCCTTGGCTGCCGCCGCTGCCGCCGCTGCCTCCGTCTCCTGGGCGATGCGCTGGGCTTCGGCCCTGGCGAGATCGGCCTTGCGGATGGCGAAGGCGGTGGCGACCGCCTTGACCGGGGCAAGGACTCTGGTGACGGCCTCGGTGATGACGCGCGCCCAATCATCGACCGCGCGCCCGCCGTCGAGATACGGCTTTTTCGCCGTGGTGCGTTCGGCGTTGATGTCGCGGACGAGCACTTCTGCGATGCGGATGTTTTCCGCCAACAGCCCGGCGGTGTCCTCGTCGCCATCGGCGATGGTGGGGTGGGCCTGCAGTGTCGCGGCGAGCGCCGGGATGATGTCGTCGCGGCGCTCGAGCAATTCCTGCCCGGAGAAGTCGAGCCACTCGCGGACCTGCTTGGTGGTGAGCGGCTGCGGCGGTGCTACGGGGGCGTTCGTGAGTTGATGGGTGTCCACGGGATGGGTGTCCTTGGTTGCAGTGGCCGCAGTTTGCGAATCTCGATCCTGCGCCGCGGCGAAAGCGCAGGATGCGACGGGTCGTTCTCGACGGCCCATTGCTTGGTCTCGATGCGCCAGTCGTATTCCTGTTGACTGATGCGGAGACCATGCTCGTGAATATTGACGATGCCCTCGGCATACCAGGGATCTGGGTTCGCGGGGCGGACTATGCCGTCGATGACGGCGAACCATTGCTGCCCGTCGTCGGTGCGCTCGATGCGGCAGGGCACCGGCCATCCGCCACGCGCGAGCACGAGGCTGTAATAGCCTTCCTCGATCTGATCGCTGCGGCGTGACTGGCTGGGATGGTGGCGGTGCATGATGCTTTATGGAGGGTAACGAAGCGGCAATGGTTTACCTTTTAAGCCGCCCCAGGTCAAGTCGGGGTGAGCAAAAACCCGAGTTCCCGCGACGGGTTTTTGCAACCGCGTTGTGAGTGGGCCGGTTCCGCCGGGACGGGGTTTTCGCATCCACGTTGTGAACAGACCGGCTCCGCAGCGATGACCACAAAAGCGGTTGCAGGCGGCGTAAGCGTCTCAAGCAAATATGGTTTACTTTGTCGAAGTCTGCTGCCCGACTCGCAGTTTTTAGACGACCGTCGATTTCTTTTTGGTGGCCTCAGATGCTGCGGCACGAAAAGTGTCGCAAACACAGAGGAATCGGGGCTTTGGCGACGTTGGTCACCGGTCTTGATTGGTCTTGACCGGGACGTGGGGTAATCCGCAGGATGCAGTTTCGTGCCGTCTCGTGCCGTCGTCTTCCGAGGGTACAAGCACATGCCCGATGCGAAAACTTTTTCCACCTTCAAGGCGCTGCTGGCGCATGTCTTCGGCAGTCAGGCACGTCTCGCGTCGCGGCTTGGTATACCATATGCCGAGGCGGCATTGTGGTACCGCACAGGGCGCATTCCTGAGGCGTATTGGGATGCCGTGGCCGCCGCGGCGCGCGCGGATGGGCTGAAAGGGATCAATCGCACGCTGCTGCGACGACTGCCATCAGCCGACGGGGCCGACACCGTTGCAGCGATCATCGCTTTGTGGCCCTCGCAGATCGCGCTGGCGCATGATCTGGCGGTGTCAGTGACGACCGTTAATTCATGGGCGCTGCGAGGCAGCATCCCCGTGGCGTGGTGGAGCGGCATAATCCGGAGCGCGCAGCGCCATGGCATCCGGGACCTCTCCGTGGCGCGGCTGCATACTATCGCTGTTTCCCATACCTCCGAGCCGCATGGCGGCCGGGATCAAATGCGTGTCGTTGCCAGCGTCAAGACGCGGCGCGATGCGATGCAGGAGACCGAGACCGTTTGACAAAGGACACCCACCCTCATGCCCGAGGCACCGCAACCCCGAACCGAAGCTTCCGCCGGCGTCAGCAATGACGCGATCTTGTCCTTCATGCATGACTATGAACGGCAAAGCCTGATCTGCGATCAGGCGAACGGCGAACGACGCCGGATCATCAAGCAATGGAAGAAAGAGGGCGTCGATACCGACGCGGGGGTCGCGGCCTGCCGGATGCGCAAGCGCGAGCCGGATGCAGTGAAGCTCTACATGCGTGGCCTGATCCGCTCGCTGGTGCTGCGTCATATGCCGGTCGAGCAGACCGACCTGTTCGAAGGTTGGTCCCCGGAGGTATCGGAAACGGTGCAGCGTGCCGACGACGTCTTTGATGCCGGCGACAAGGGCTATCGCGCCGGCCGGAAAGGGGTGGACATCGCGGAGTGCCCCTACGATGCCGGTGCGGAGCAGCAAGCCGTCTGGATACAGGCTTGGCATCGTGGTCAGGCCGCGATTGCCCACGAACTCGGACCGGACACCCACCTCGCATCGGCCTCCCGTGCACGGCCGCGACGCGCTGACCAGGGCACGCTGCCGGGCGTAGCGGCGAAAGCGAAACGCAAAGTCGCCGCGGGGAAGAAAGCCAAGCCTCACAAGGGGCCAATCCGCGGCCGTCGCCGCCGGGCCAATGGTCACGGCACGCCGATGATGCCGCACGGCGGGGATCATTCCAGCGCCGCGTAACGCGGCATGACGTCGTTCTAAATCAGGGGAAAGAACCGTCATGCCGCCGCTCGATCGGGCGGGCGCGATTGCGCCCGGCGTGCGTCCCGTTGCCGAAATTCCGCGCCGAGTGATCGCGCTCGACCTGTCGGGGACCGTGGGAATCGCCATCGGCACCGAGGGCATGATGCTGCCGGAGCGGACCGAGACCTGGGTGCTGGCACGCGAGGGCGGCGAGGGCGCGCGGTATGCCAGCTTCGAGAACGAGCTCGCCGCTCTGCTGGGCCGCTACCAGCCCGCGCATGTGATCCTCGAGGCGACGCTGCCATTGCCGGCGATGAATAACTATGCCGCGGCGGCGCAGGCGTTCGGGCTGCGCGCGATCGCGCGTGCCGAGGCCTGGCGGGCGTCGGCTTCGGTGTCGGAGATCGATGTGCTGACCGTGCGCCGCGAGGTGATGGCCTTGCCGCGGTTGTCGCGCGACGCGGTGAAGCTCGCGGTTTTCAAGTTCTGCCGTAAGCGGGGGATCAAGGTGGAATCGCATCATGCGGCGGATGCGGCGCTGGTGTGGATGTGGCGTGCGATGCGGTTGCGCGGCGATGCGCCGGTGGCCGGGCCGTTGTTCATGGAGGACGCGGGATGACCGAGCCCTCGCTGTTGCAGCGCGTGGTGCGCGAGCGGGTGCCCGACATGATGGCGTCGCCGAGCGGGATCTGGCGCGGCAGCTGTCCCCGCTGCGCACACGATCTGTGCGGCAAACCAACTCTCGAAGTGTTCGCGGATTTCTTTCGTTGCTCACGATGCGGCGTGGCGGGCAATGCGGTCGCGTTCATCATGAACGACGACGGGCTGACCTATGACGAAGCGGCCGACGTGATCGACCGCATGGGGAGGCAATAATGAGCGAGGTGGTCAAGCTGCGCGGCGATCAGGCGGACCTCTATGCCAGTCCGCCGATGATGCGTCCGGCGGTCGAGGATGCGCGACGGATCGTTAGTCTGGCGGCGCGGATGCACCGGTGGCGCGAAATGGAAACCGCGATCGACGTGCTGATCGAACGGCAGCAGATCATTGTTCGGTGGTGGGACGATCATGTGCGGGCTGAGGGTCACCAGCCAACTAGCGCAGGCGCGGGGCTAGTTGCGGCAGCGGAAGCAGAACGGCTGATCGACCTGCGTCATCAGCAGATTTCCCGCTTTCGCCTCGCACTGGCGGACATCGCAGCCTACCGCGATCGGCTGGTCCGCCGTGCGAGGCGCGAGGCCGGCACCGAGACCGGTTCGGACGACCCGTCGGCCTTGCGGCCGCAACCCACCCGCGACGGACCCGACTTCTGGCCGACCCCGCACTCGCTGGTCGAGGCGCTGGTCTATCACGTGCTGCCGCTGCTGCCGAAAACCACGATCTGGGAATGCGCCGCGGGCGACGGGCGGCTTGTGCAGGCGATGATGCAGGCCGGGCGCGAGGTGTTCGCTTCCGACCTCTACCCGCAGGACGACAGCCAGCCGTGGGATTTCCTAGGCGATGCAGCGCCGCCACTCGCGGGGGCGGTGGCGGTGACGAACCCGCCGTTCAACGCCGGAGACGACTTCATCGACCGGGGCCTCGCGCTGCTGGACGCAGGCGCGATCGTCGGGCTGGTGCTGCTGCTGCGGCACGATCACCTGCAGGCGGCGGGACGGGCCGAGGCGCTCAATGCCGCGACCTTTGAGGTGCATTGCAACTGGCGGCCGGTGTGGATCGAGGGGACCGACGGGCAGCCGCGCTGGGCGTTCACCTGGGTCGGCTGGACCGGGGGGCGGCGTCGCGCGCCAATCTACCTGACGAACGGGGAGCCGGCGGCATGAGATCGCGGACCTCTGACGGAGGACCGGCAGCAGGCGAGCGATGGGAGGGTGTCCGCCCGGTCCTCCACGGCGGCCCCTCCCGCCCTACTAACCGGGCGTCGGACGGGTCTGACGAGTCGGCCAAAACGTCTGACGGTTGGTCTGACGGGGGCGGAGGTGGGGTCGGCAAGTGGCTGAAAAGCACGGGATTCTTCGGAGTGGTCAGAATCAGAAAGAAGGGGCAAGATAACAAAACGCCCCCTTGGAGGGGGGCGAATTGTGTCTTCAACAGTGGCCGCTCGGGATACGAGCGAAACAGGGCGGAGTGGTGTCCCCCTGTTTCGCACACCCCGAGGGCCAAAGCAAGAGGCTTGTCCTCTGGGGAAGGGGTGAATGTTCCGTGAATCCATAGGCGTGCGTTGCCGGCCTGCCAGCACGGGGGAGGACCGGCCATGAGTGCCAGCCTCTACACCATCGCGGCGATCCCGACCGTGTATCGCGGGCGGCGCTACCGTTCGCGGCTTGAGGCGCGTTGGGCGGCGTTCTTCGACCTGCTGGGGTGGAGGCACGAATACGAGCCGTTCGACCTGGGCAAGTGGTCGCCAGACTTCCTGCTGCACGGGATCTGGCGTCGGCACGGGGCCGCTACGGAGCCAAGACCCGTCCTCGCTGAGATCAAGCCAATCACCGATTTTGACCTGTCAGTCGCGACCAGGATGAACGACGCGATCTACGATCAGGATATCCCGCCGGCGCTTGATCTGCTGCTGCTCGGCGTGGCGCCACGCGTCTTCGAGAAGCAGTATATCCAGATCGGATGGGTCGTTAATACCGAGTTCATCCCAGGTACAGACTATGACCTCAGAATAAAACTAGCTGGCAATGAAGCAGTTCTGAAGTTGTTCGCTAGTCCGGATGGGACTGCATTCGATTACGCGGACAATAATACCCCACTTGACGGTATTCTCACCAGCTATGAGAGCGGGTTCGATGCCTTTCATCCTCGATTCTATCGAGCTGATTTATTTGAGGGCCGCGAGGGGAAGGAATATGCCGCCGAAGTCATGAAACTGTGGGCCGAGGCCACCAACCGGGTGCAGTGGCATCCGAGGGAGGTGAGGTCATGAGCTTCTCGGCGGAAGGGTGGGCCTGGAAGCAGACCTGCGGCAGCGGTCCAGCCAAGGCGGTCCTAGTCTACATCGGATGGTGCGCCGATCAGGACGGCATGGGATTCCCCTCGGTCGAGAATATCTGCGCGCGAACGGAGCATGAGGAACGGACTGTTCGCAAGGCGATCAAACTTCTGGCCGAGAAAAGGTTGCTGGAAGTCGAGCGTCGGTGGTGGCCGAACGGTCGTGCCACCAGCAATGCTTATCGGCTGCCCGTGGCGACCGTAGATCGGCCGGCCGCCGAGCCTACCCCTGCAAAAAAGCAGGAGCCACTCGCTGCCGAGTCCGCCCCTGCGTTTTTGCAGGAGCCAACCCCTGTATTTTTGCAGGAGCAGAAAGGCCCTACTCCTGCATTTTTGCAGGAGCCTCTACCCCTGCAAAATTGCCCCCCAACCCCTGCATTTTTGCAGGAGAATCCTGTCACTGTAGAAAGTAAGCAAGAAAGTAAGGAAGAAAGACTCTCGCGCGTTGCACGCGCTGGTTGTGAACCCCCCGGCTTCGCCGAGTTCTATGAGCGATATCCCAAGAAGGTGAAGCGCGGCAAAGCCGTCGCAGCCTTCCGGAAAGCCACACGGATCGCGACCCCGGAAGCCATCATGACCGGATTGATCCGTCAGTTACCGAAATTGCACAGAACCGCGTCCCAGTACGTTCCGTATCCGGCGTCGTGGTTGAACGCCGAAAGCTGGTCGGACGAGGTCGAGGAAACGCTCGACGACCGGCTGCATCGAATGGCGGGTCTGATGCCGGAGCCCGATGCCTACGAGCAGCCGTCGCAGGCTGTCATGGCGATGGTGGGGGACAACTGATGAGCACCGAGAACCGGCGCAAGTTCGCCATCGCCCTCGCAAAGATGGTCTCGCCGCTGGAGACGGAAACAGCGGCCCAAGCGCTGCTCGCCATGCTGCCGGCGTTGAACGACATCCCCGAAGACGCTTTCGCCACGCCGGGCAATCTTGCGGCCGAGCTTGGCAAAGGCTTCACGCGCTGCCCGTCCCTGGCGCAGCTGCACAAAGCCCTGGCTGCGTGGTGGGAGGCGCACAAGCCGGCATCGGAGCTGCTGCTGCCCGGCGCGACGGGCATGGACGAAAAGGCGCGGATATACGCCTCGCTTTGGGAAAAGGACCGTGCCGCCGGCTGGTCGCACTTGAGCGGTTCTGCTGACGAACGCATGGCGGTGTCGTTGGGCAAGACCCGTGAGCTTTGCCTGCCAGCATTTCGCTACATTTGCGACACCGACGGCAATGCGTGGCGGATCGCGGCCGAACGTGGCTGGCTGCCCAAGCGCGAGGAACCGCCGGCCGAGTTTACCGGCGCCACCATCGCCGCCCGGCTGATCGAGATCGAGAAGTTGCAGGACGAGAGAGGTCTGATCGCGACGACGGCGGCGCGCAGCCAGCTCGCCCTGCTGCGGATCGCGGTGACGCGGCACGCGCCACAGCTGCAGCACCTCGTGCCGGAGCGGATCGGGCCGGACCCGGAGCCGGACATCCTGCCGCCGGCCCGCCCAGCCCCGCCACCCGCGCCACCAGAGCCGCCGCCGGTGACGATCAACGGCGCGCCGGTGCCGCCGCCGGCGAACGACACCTCGCGGCTGCCCGACGACCTGTGGGGCCTGGGGGAAGGGGCATGATGCACCCCGAGCGTCTGGCGCTGGCCGTCGACGAAGCGATCGCGGACCTCGAGCGGGCGCTCGGCCGGCACTTCGATGTGCTCGAGCGGATCGCGGTGATGCGGGTGCTGGATCGGCTGGCCGATCTGGGGGTGGCGCAGGATGGCGCGCGGGAGGCGCTGCCATGGGGCTAGGTGCCGTTTCCGGCCCTGGGTGGGGGGGATATGAGGGGGAGGGGCGGAAAACCCGTGTACGCCCCTGTGGCGCCAATGGCGGGGCATTGTGGAAAGGGAGGGGGGAATGGTGAAGGCGACGGATAACTGGCGAGGTGGCCGGCGAAGCTGCGAACGAAGCGACGGGCTCACCATCGTCCTCGGCGTGTCGAGCTGGACGATCATCCCGCCCGAGGGCAGCGGGCAGGACCCGGTGTCCGCCTGTCCCTTGTGCGGCCGGCCGATGGCGAGCCCGGAAAAGGCCAAGCGTGTCGCTGACGTGTGGTTTCCGATCGGGCCGGTGAGGTTGGCATCATGAGCGCCGCCCTGATGCCCGCGCCCGGCCGCCTGGAAGCCCGTCAGGGGCCGCTGGCGGTGATGCAGGCCTCCTGGCGCGACCCCGACGACCGCACGCCCACGGCCGCCAGGACGGCGCGGGAAATTGCCGGCTACCGGGCCTACTGTCCGTTACGGTGGATGCTGCGCCGGCATGGCGCTGCGTCGGCGGTCACCGAGCGTCATGTCTACGCGGCCGACCGGCTGCGGTTTACTTTCGATGTGGCCGGGCTGGGGATGAGCGGGGTGCGGGAGCTGCTGCCGGTGACGGCGCTGGTCTACGGGCCGCGCGACGGGCCCGGGCGGGCGGCGTTGTGGCAGACCAGGGCGTTGCGCGAGTTCCGCCGCGCGATGGCGTGCGAGCCGCTGGAGGACCGGCCGCTGATCGGCGCCGTGGTGCTGCGGAACCACTCGGTCGCGGCGTGGTGCGCGGAGCAGGGGCGGGCCGGCGTCAAGCCGCAGCCGAAGACGGAAATGCGGCGGCTGGTGGTCTGCCTGGACCGGCTCGAGGCGCATTATGCGAGCGAGATCGACGACGACCTGGCGTGCGGCCGGCTGCTGGCCGCGGTGTAATGGACCGTCAGCTAAAGCAGACGGCTTTGCAAGTGCCTCGTAGGCTACGCGGCCCTGCGTTCGGCGGCATTACGTTCCGCCCGGCTCGCGATGTTACGAGCCGCTGTTGTATCGGCTGCGGCGGAGTGTCCGCAGCTTACGCAGCAAAACCTGTCCCGGCTCGGCCTGTTGCGGCGATCGGTGCAGCCGCACTCGGGACAAGCCTGACTGGTGTATTTCGGGTTCACGCAGATCAGCGGAACGCCTTGCATCTCCGCCTTGTAGGCCACGAAACCCCGAAGCTGGGCGAAGGCCCAATTGTGGTGCGCCCTCCGTTGGCTGCGTCGAACCGTTGTCCGGTCGCGAATGTGCGTCAGGTCTTCCAACCCGATGCCGCGTCCGGTGTCTTTCGCTTTGCGCACGAGTGCCTTGCTGATCCGGTGGTTGAGGCTGGCAGCGAACCGCGCCTCCTTAGCCCGACGCTTCCGCAGAAGGCGCTTGGCCGATTTGGTTCCTTTTTTCTGGAGCTTGCGCCGCAACCGAGCGTGGCGATTGCGAAGGTTGGCGTTGTGGGCGCCGCAGAATGTCTCGCCATCGCTGTCGGCGGCGATGTTGCGGCGTCCGAGATCAACACCGAGGTATTCTATGGGGTCTCCAGGCGGCACGTCTCCCACGTCAATCGTCACGTAGAGGAAAAACATGCCGTCGCGATAGATCAGGTCTGCTTGTCCACGCGCCCGATCCAACAGCGCGCGTTGGTAGGCTCCGCAGACCCACGGCATGATCTGCCGGCCATCATTGGTCAGGACCGAGACCCGATCGGCGCCTTTCCAGGACAGAATGCGCTGGTCGTAGACGATGGCGCCGTGCGGCCGAAATGTCGGCTGAATGCTCTTATCCCGCTTGTAGACCTCCACGACCTTGGCGATGGCCCGCACCGTCATCTGAGCACCGAGGCTGAAGTCTCGCCTGATGTCGTGGTAAGCAAGCTTCTGCAACTCGACCTTGTTGGCGCACCGGCTGGCGAAGGCCACCACCGCGAGCGCGTCGCAAGCAGCGTTGAACCGCTCCATCGTCCGCAGCATGGAAACGGCCTGGTCAGGCGTCGGCAGCAGTTTCAGTTGCATGGTCAGGCGCATGATAACCTATTTAGGAATCACTCAATAGGACAGCAAGTGCGCCGGCTCCCGCCGGACGCGCTATCCCTCCGTCGCCTAAAGGCGCCGGCTTCTCGCGCGAGGAACCTGTGACGGTTGTCCTCATCTTGCGGCGGCGCGGGTAGGTTCGCTACCCTCGCCGCGTCATGAGGATAACCGGCAAGAACCCCCGTGGGTGAGCCGGTGGGTGTCCGAAGTGGCAAGGGCGGCGGTCTTCATTCCGAGGGCCGCCGCCTCGCCCTTCTGCGTTTCCGCGGTGTCTGCGCCGCGGCCTCATTGAAGAATTGACGCATCCTGAGTAGCGGGGTAGGAATCCCAGGCTCGCGAGAGGACTGTCCCCGCGATGGCGCTCGGCCCCGGAAAATACGACGACCTCGCCACGCTGGTTCGCGCGAACACATCGGCGCGCGGCGTGATCCTTCTCGTCATCGAGGGCGACCAGGGCGGCGGGTTCAGCGTGCAGGCGACCGCGGACATCATCGTCAGGCTGCCCACGCTGCTGCGCCGCATCGCCGACGACATCGAGCGCGACCTGTAACATCATCGAACTGTCAGCGCGAGGCCGAATGCGATGTCGGATGATTCCAATCCGCGCGAGGGCATTCTGCAGTTCTTCGCCTTCGCCCATCTGCGCGAGGATCTGCAGGCCGTATCGCAGCCGTTCCACACGCTCGCCCATCACATCGTGGACACGCTGCCGCGTAACCCCGAGCGTACCGTCTCGCTCCGAAAATTGTTGGAGGCCAAAGACGCGGCGATGCGCGCGAGGCTCTACCAGTAACCCGCAACAACAACCCGGAGGACACCCTATGCCGCTCGTACAAGGTTATCTCGAAGAAAAAATCATCGTCGGTCCCGGTCGCCCGTCCCATCCCATCGCCCCCGGCGGCCCGGTCGGCCCCCCCGACTGGGGCATCGAAGGGCCGATCGATCCCGGCTACGGCTATCCTCTGCCGCCGGTCGTCAGTCACCCTATCCCGCCGACCGTATGGCCTGATCCACGGCCGCCACGGCCGCCAACGTACCCCGTCGATCCCGACTATGGCCTGCCGGCGCCGCCGACGGTGTGGCCGCAGCCGCCGCGTCCGGTTGATCCGGACTATTCGGTCCCCATTCCGATCTCGCCGAGCCACCCGATTTACTATCCGGGAGCGCCGAACCACGATCTGCCGCTGCCGCCCGGTGCGGTGTGGCCGCCGTTGCCGCCCTATGTCAGCACCGGTCCAGTCGGACAGGTGATGTGCTTCGTCTGGATACCGGGGATCGGCTACCGCTGGACCACCATCGACCTGAATCTCCAGCCGACGCATCCGATCGTGATTCCGCCCAGCACGGTGCCGGGCGTGCCGACGCATCCGATCGCGCCGGGTGGTGAAGCGCCGACACACCCGATCGCGCCGGGCGGTGAAGCGCCGGCCCATCCGATGGACCCCGGCGGACAGCCGACGCCGCGCCGCTGATCGACGGTGGTGCCCTGGGCGGCGGGATTCTCCCCGCTCGCCGCCCAGGTGCGGCCGATTAAGGCAGCTACCCGATAGGCGTGGTAAGATCGGCCGGAGCGATCTTCCAGCCGATGACAAATACGGCGACCCGCGGCAGGGCATCCCATTCGACGAAATAGCCGACGCCCATATCCGGGTGCCCGTAACAGCCGAGAATGGTGCCGAGCGCGCCGAGGGGCTGGCTATCTCCAGGCTCGACCTTGACCTTGGCGATCCTGGTGCCGATCGCCAGTGTGCCGGGCAGCGCTAGCTGGTAGCGGTTGAACACGCCGGTCCAGCCCGGTTCTGAGCGTGGTGTCATGGCGTCAATGTCGTACTCCTCGGTCATGGCTTCGGGGCCTTTCCGGGTGTCTCGGGGTTGGTAACCATCCTTCCCGATTCAAGGAACACCGGCAACGCACTCTCGGTCGGAACATAGACGACCTGTCCTCGTGTGCTGTCGAACTTGTCGATCCACAAATACCTGAGATAATTCGCGCCTTCCTCGCCTTTGAGGCTATCGCCGATGATCTGGTTCGCCTGGGCGACTCCGCGGGCGCGGGCGACTTCGGCATCGGCCAGCTTGGCGGCGGCGTCCAGTTTCGCTTCAGCTTCCACGACCGCGGTGCGGCGGGTGTATTCGGCCTTCGCCAATTCGGCCTCGCCTACCATTCGCTCTGAATAGACGTTGTAAGCGGGACAGCCCCACATGCCGCCGCCGACGATCAGCACCACGGTGACGATCAGCCCGATGATGGCGCCGGGGGAAAGGAAACTGTTCATTTTGTGTCCTGGATCGGTGTCTGTGCCAGACAGGCGGCATAGGTGAGCCACCATCGGCTCTGACGCAGCGCCCGCGCCGCGTACCATTCGCCACCGGCCGCCTCGAATTGCTCGGCGAGCGCCTTGTATGTCCGGCCGATGTCGCTGGCCTGTGCCGGCGTCATGCGCCGCGGCGGCAGGAAGGCTTCATCGCTCATGTCGCGTCCCCTTCGCCTTGCGCATAAGCTACAAACCACTCCTGCTGCATCTGATCGATGCGGGCTTGCAGCCGATCAAGGCGCGCCATCGCATTGACGCGAAGATCGGTCAGATCGGCCCTGGTCGCCATGTCGTTGCGCAAGGCGCCGAGGCCGGCTTCGATGCGGGCCAGTGCGGCAAGGATCGGATCGTCGCTCATCGGTTTTCTCCCGTGATCTGATAGAACGAGCGCCCGGCCATGGCCTGCTCTTCGCCGTCTTTCAGCATCACCAGCGCATCGCGGACCCAGGTCGTGCCGCCGCCGTGGCGCTCGTGCAGGTGGCGCAGATGGCCGCGGCGCAGATGCGGCACGGGCGAGGCGTGGTGACCCGCTCCCGGCGGACCCCGGTGCTGGCCGCGTAAGGACAGCGCGGTGATGTAGGGTGCGGTGTTGACCCGCCAGTGCGCCGGGATCGCCGGCTTGCGCGCGGCCAGCCGGGCCTTGTTCAGCTTCGCTGGCGGCTCGATCCGATCGACCGTGACGCCATGTGTCGCCAGCAGAAGCAGGCTCGCCGTGACCGGGTCGAACAGGTTGCAGATGACGTCCTTGTCCGACCGTTGCAGCTCGAGCCCGGCATGGAGGGCGCCGCGCTGGATCGTGCCGTGATAGCTGATCAGGCCCGCGTCGTTGACCGTGACGCAGGCGAGGGCGGTGTCGCAGATCATCAGCCATTGCTGCCCGTGCACCAGCGCGCATTCCGCCTCGGTGACCAGGAACGAGCCGGGCCGGTAGGAGCCGTGCGTCATCCGGTGCCAGTCGGAGGGATCGACGAAATAGACCGACCCGGCGATCTCGCCGCCATTCAGGCGCGGATCGCTCCAGGTGTGGAAAATCACGTACGGCTCGCGATACGGGTGGCCGATATGCCCGTGCGCGATGAGCTGTACGGCGCGCTGCGATTCCGAAATCAGGATATTGTTCGGCGCATAGCCGAGGTCGAACAGCAGTCCTCGTTTGATCGCCTGGAATATGGCGTCGGCGACGGACGAGACATAGCTCTGCTCGCGCGGGCTATCCGCCGCGGTCGGTGCCAGGATGCGGCCATCGAGGGCGGCGTTGCGAACCTGCTCGATGGTTGGCTTCCGCCAAGTTGTCATCGAGCGGAGGGCCGCTTCGCTGGTCTCGACATCGAGGGCGTGGGGCTGGTTCATTGTGAAAACCGTATCTTGTATGTCCGCCACCGGCCATCGTGTGGCAGCGGCAGATAGGGGCAGCTTTCGATCGTCGCGATCGCAGCCGAACCATAAGCGGTGAGACCACGGCGATCCGCCGGGTCTATTCCGAGCCGGCGCACGACGCTATTGCCGTCAACAGTAACGATGATCGTCACCTCGTCGTGTCCGGGGTATGCGTATGGAGCGCCGACGATGCAGCCGGGCGTGTGTAAGTACTGACCGACCGCGATCTTCTCTGCTGGCGTCAAAAGGCCTGTCTCGTCGGCCTGGGCGTGCGCCGGGGCGCAGCGCGCCAACGCCATGGCGAGCGCCGCTGCCGTCGCCCAGAACACGAGCTGCCCGGCCCGCGAGCGGCGTGGCTTCGGCGGCGGCCGGCGGTCGATGATCTCGATCTCGATGCGAACGCGCTGGGGACCCCCGCCCCCCGATGGCGGGGGAGGGGGTGCGAGCAGGTAATCGAACGAGCCGCGTGGCGGCGCTGCGAGGCGGGTTTTCATAGTTGTGCGCTCCCGGCGTCCGGTGCGTTGCATAGCTCGCCCTGCCGCCACCATTCGACGTAGTCCCATCGCGGCACGACGAATACGGCGGGCTGTGACAGGTAATCATAATGCTGGGTGAAACCGAGACCGAAACGCTCCGGCAGGCTCGGCGGCATGTGGTCACGACGGGCAATGGCGATGCCTTCGGGGATGGCGTCGGGTTTGAGCTTGGCCGCGTCGATCCGCCTGAGATACTTCGATGCAGCCAGGAACGGGCAAACGCGCAGCGCGTATTCGGCGCATTCCAGGTGCATCGGAGGATCGACGAAAGCGCCATGCTCGTGGAGGAAACTACGCGCCCCGCCGACGAACCACATGCCGTCGGTGAACCGCTTGCCGCAGATGGCGCAGAGGCGCTTGGTACGGCAAGCGGTCGCCTTGCGGTCATCGTTGATCGTGAATTGCGGCAGCCCGGTTTTGTCGACCATGACCAGAAACGGAATGGGATAGCCGCGGGCGTCACGCGGGAGTGTCCGCATCAGCTTCGGCAGTTCGGGGCGATCCATCATGCATGCCCCATCGGCCGCTGGCTGAGCGGCACGCAGTGAACGACGCCGCTTGCCACGATATCGCCGAGTATGGCGCGCGCCTTGGCCCGGAGCTGCGGCGATGGGGTTTCGTCGGGGAGCACTTCGGTCATCGGTCCGGTGAGAATGTTCGCGCTGCCGGAGAGATCAGGCTGGCGGATGATGTCGATGATCTTGCCGTCGTTGTTGCGGATGATGTCGCCGATCAGAATGCGGTTGATGCGCTCGTCGGTGTCATCGGTGCGGTAGCAGGTGGCAATGCAGATGCCCTCCCGGCGGTCTGTGCGCCCGGAAGGCGGGATGATGTTGCCGCCGGCGTCGGTGATAGCGTCGTCCGCGAACCAGATTTCATCCATGTAGGTGAGGCCATAGGCGGCGTGCGCGACGCAGATCATGGCGATCATCTTGCGGGCGAGGTCCTTCGCCATCGCCGTCAAGACGGCGAACGTCTGGTCCTCGCCATAGACGATATACATCGGGGATAGTGACCCCGACGCGATGGCCTTGGCCTTGGCGAACGCGAAGTCGTTCTCGGCGCGTGTGTGCCAGTCTTCGGCCGATGGTCTGGTGAGTGTCATAGCAGGGTGTCCTTGTTTGGCAGGAGGTCGGTCAGGCGCATTTCGAGCGCCGCGGTCTTGGCGGGTTGCAGGATGTCCGACGTGTAGACGGGCTCCTCGTCGTCGGTGATGTGGAAGACGAAATCGCCGCGATTGGTAATGAACCATTCGAGCAGCGCGATGGCCTTGTCGATGGCGTCGAGGCGTTCAGTCGTGGTCATGGTTTACTCCAATCCGAATGCCGACTTCAGCCAGTGCGGAGCCAGTTTCCTCTTGGTATAATCGAGCGCGAGATAGTCCCTGGCCGCAACTGCTTCCGCGCGGGTCCGGGCGTAAAACGGCTCACCATTGGTCCGCCGCGCGACGTTGCCCGCCGCCGTGCGGATAAACCAGCGGCCATCTTCGGTGCATTCAACCATTGTCATGGTCATGGGCGGGTATCCTTTCTGCTCATGAACTGTGCCCGCAGCGCGGCATTTTCCGGTCTATTGTCGAAATCGCTCTGGTCAACGTCAGTGCATTCGATGCCAGCAGCCCGAAGCCCGACGCGTGCTCTTTCGGCCTTGGATGAGGACTTGGTGGAGCACTTGAATACGAGGCCCGGCAGCGCCGCCGTCGCGCCATCCAGCGCGCGCAGCGCCGAGAGGTATTGCTCCATCAGCTCGTCCCGCGAGGTACCGTTCAAGTGTACCGTCGGGCCGATCAGCGGGTTGCCGCTCATATCTCGGCCTCGTCGCAGGGGCCGTAGGCATCCGGCTCGATCTCGAAGGCGGCCTGCCCGAGCGCAACTCGCTTGGCGTTTATCAGGTCTATGCATGTGCCGCAGACTGGCTCGCGCTGGCCCGTTATCGCGGACGTACTCGGAACGCGGACCGGATTGAAGCTGAACGGCTTGTCGCAGCAGATGCAGTGGCCGAAGGCGAAAACGAAACCCGGCATCGGTCAGGCTCCCCTCGCAAGAAGGCAGAGGGCTTGCCGCGCATCAGCCTCGGCCTCGTAGATGATGTCGTCGGCCTCATCCAAAGCCGCCTGATAATCGTCGCTGAGATCGACCAGGGCATGCGCGCATTTCAGGACCGCGCGGGCGGTAACAAGACTGGGCTTCTGTTCCCAGGCGGCATGGGCTTTGGCGTGACGGACGCGCAACTGCTTTTCGGTCATTGTCCGACTGCCTCCGCGAACCGGTATGTGGGAAAGGGGATCGGCTCGCCGTCGGCATCGAGATCGCCGGCGTCCCGCGCATCGGCAAGCTCGGCGGCGGCCACCTCGGCCGCGTCGGCCAGCGTTTCCTCCGCGTAGGCCAGCAGCCACACGCGCAATGCTTCGATGCTCGAGCGGGGCAGCGCGCCGCGCAGCTCGCCCACCTCGTCCTCCCACTGGTCGGCGACCTGATCGGCGACACCGGCCGCCAGCTTCATCAGGTCGGTGCGGAGGGAAATGTCGCCGAGGAAGTCGGTATCGGCAATCGCGCGGCCGACCAACTCGTCGAGGCTCGGCGCGAAGCGGAGGGAATTGTGCGGGGCGGTGAGTGCTTGCATCTGGATTGCTCCTAGGTAGTGTTGGGGCGGGCATTGCTGCCGGTGAGCACAGGCTTACCGTGCTGTCCGCCCGCAAGTCCACGACTATCTTGCAATTCGGTGAAGGTATTTTCGGCGATGGCGATGGCTGACGATGAGTTCCGCAGCGTGATCAACCGGCTGGGCTGGTCCTATGAAATCGCCGCCGACCGAGCGGGCCGGTCCTACTCCCGGTTTCGCAAGATCGCCTCCGGCCGCGATCCCGTCGACCCGGCGCTCGAGCGCTGGCTGCGCGCTCTGGTCGCGATCCTCGACACCCCGCCTGCACCGCTGCCGCGCAACCTGCCCGAGGATGAGATAGCCGCGCCGCCGCTGTAGGGCCGCCAGCGCCGGGGAGCGCGCGGGGGCTACGGCAGGGCCGGCAAAGCCGCCGCCGCCGCGTGCGCCCACGACGCGCCAGGGACGGCCCATGAACCGCGGAGGGCATGCGATGCCAGCTTGGCCGGCCGCCGAGATCTTCATGCGCGCGCCGGGAACCCTCGTCCCCTATGGGCGCAACCCGCGCACGCACTCGGCCGAGCAGATCGATCAGATCGCGGCGTCGATCAAGCGGTTCGGCTTCACCATCCCGATCCTGGCCGACGAGAACGCCCAGGTGATCGCCGGGCACGCCCGTCTGGCGGCGGCAATCCGTCTGTCGCTCGCCAAGGTGCCGGTGATGATCGCCCGCGGGTGGACGCCGGCGCAGAAGCGCGCTTACGTCATCGCCGACAATAAGCTCTCGATGAACTCAGCCTGGGACGACGCATTGTTGCGCCTCGAGCTGGGCGAGTTACGCCTCGAGGGCTTCGACCTCGCGCTGACCGGCTTCGGCGAGGGCGAGCTTGCCGGTATCTTTGCCGATCGCACCGCCGGGCTGACCGATCCCGACGACGTGCCGGAGGTGCCGGACGAGCCGGTCTCGCGGCGCGGTGACGTGTGGATCATGGCCGCCCACCGGCTGGTCTGCGGCGACGCGACGAGCAAGGCCGATGTGGCGCTCTCCCTCGGCGACGCGCGCCCGCATCTCATGGTGACCGATCCGCCTTATGGGGTGGATTATGATCCGAACTGGCGGAATGAACGGGGGATCAACGCCGGTGGTGCTGTAGGCAGAGTGACCAACGACGACCGCGCGGACTGGCGCAAAGCGTGGCTGTTGTTCCCAGGAGACGTGGCCTATGTCTGGCATGCGGGTCTGCAAGCCAGACCGGCGTGCGAAAGCCTCGAAGCGGCCGGTTTCCGGCTGCGAGCCCAAATTATCTGGGTCAAAGCCGGTCTCATCATCGGCCGCGGCGATTATCATTTCCAGCACGAGCCTTGCTGGTATGTCGTGCGCGACGGGAAGACCGGTCATTGGGGAGGCCGGCGCGATCAGGCGACGGTCTGGGAGATCGCGCACCGGAAGTCCGAGACCGGGCATAGCACGCAAAAGCCCACCGAGTGCATGCGCCGCCCGATCGAAAACAACAGCGCTGCGGGCGACGCCGTCTACGACCCGTTCGTCGGC